GTTTTACCAATGAAATCTATACGAAGACGCTTAATACCAGTTCGAGGATCTACACCGAGATACTCAGGATCGTTCTCAAAGGGTCTTCCATAGATTGCTTCCAACTCCTTCTTGTTAGGGTTAATAGCAATAATTTTCATCGGTACCACACCAGTGTACACAGGAAATGCATTACCTTCAGCAACAGGCTTACCTGCAGCAATAGCCATCAATACGAGTTCTTTCTTATTCATTGTCATCTACTTTAATTTCGAAAGGATCAATTTCTTGGTCCATAATTTGCTCCTCAGGAGCTTCCTTGATCTTAGTAGTCAGTGAGCCATTGAGAGCTTCGATTGCACTATCTATAGATTCAAGTCTAGCTGTCACTTCTTTTATATCAGAATCAATCTTTTCAAGAAATGCAGCTTTCTTCTTTTCCAAAGTACCTAACTTAGTTAAGTAAGGCTTCTTGGAATTTTCAAGCATCTTCTGAATGTTAACCATAGCTATTTCATATCATAATATTCCCGAATTGTTTGATCTACCAACTTCAGAGAGTTGGGGATTAAGAAATCCTTAAACATTCCGAGAGGAGTTTTGCCAGAACTGTGGTTTGCCTTGGTCTCGAAGTAGTATTTGTTATCTCCTTCAAGACCAGGTTCTATACGAGTAAATAATACTATAGGGAGCATTGACTCAGGAAAAATCTTCTTCAGCTTTTTACCTGATGTAGCAAGTGCTTTGCGATCTACTCCATCAATATCAGTTATTAATTCTACATGACCCATAATATAACATATCTGGTCATCACGTAGAATAACATTTGCTGTATTGATAAGATCTACAATATCAATTGCCATGTCTCTCCATGCGTCAAAACTCATCTTACGACGGTCTAGCATTTCCTTAAATGTGATATAACTATTAATAGTGTCAACACTACAAGATTTAATATTGGGATCTTGTGCCCATGCTTTAAGAGTCTTGATGATTGTGTCAATATCACAAGTCTCTCTATAGTTCTTATTCGCGCTACACCATTGTTTTGTTAATGATGCAGGGAAGGGGAGTGCTTTTTGATCGATATTAAGAATACCATGACTCTTAGGATCGATCCCTTTGTAACCTTCAGCAGACAGATCTATAGAACCATCAGGATTAATGATAGTACTAGTAGTCTTTCCGTCTCCAGAAAAGCCAAAGATTCCTACTACTTTTGCCATAAAGTTTAAATTTGGAATGAAGAGAGCTAAGAGTTGTTGCAACTAAAGCTCCACCACCTCTGAGGGACCTTAATAATGAGTATACCTTTGCTAAACCTTTCTCATCCTTTGGGAGAGGAAGTTCTTTAAAGAAATTTACTGCACCATCAAAGTAGAGAGGACATACATTTCCTCCTCCACCCTCACGTCCACCAATAAGCTCTAAGAATCTTATATTATCCTTAAAGAATTTGATGTCATAACCTAGATATTCCGCTATCTTGTATCTATACGGAGAATATAATCCAAAGAATAAGTCAGCATCCCTAAACGTTGTTTTACAATCTCCTAATCCATCCGCCGTAGGTCTCAATTTATCCATTTTAAAATTCTCATTGGACTCTTGAGATGCTGCTTGCTGCTGGATAACTACGAAAGTGTAATTAAATCTGTTTCGTAAATATACAAGATGCTTATTTGAGAACATTTCTATAGTATCTCTAAGATTTAATCCCTTTTCTAAAGAAATAAGAGATATATGATCAAAAATTACTATATTATAAAGTTCAGGATCATCAGGTTCATAATAATCGAAAATCTTACGTGAGAATTTTTCTGTACCTTGATTATCATAAAAAATTTTTGTCGTAAAATGTATCTTACCATTTTTTTCAGCATACTCCTCAAGGTAAATTTTTATTCCAGTCGGATTTCGAATATCATCAATAATTGTTACATGCTCCTCAAAATATCGAATATATTTTTGGTATTTATCTTCTTGTAATAATTGTAAAATTTCATCAGGCAGTGGTTTATTTATATCTACAGAACGTAATTGTTTAGTATCTATATGAATGTTACCATCAGATAATCTGTATAAAAGATGACAAATGAATTGCCTATACTTTTGTTCTGCAGACATCTCCCAGCTAAAATAATGCCAACGAACGTGAATGTTATCATGTTCTATAGCATAAAATAGTGGTTCATATAAGCACATACTATCTGCTATCTGAGTTTTCCCAATTTTACTATTTGCTGAAAATAACAAGAACTTGCCTTGTTCAATACCAGGAAATGCTTCTCTAAATCTTGGAAATGGACATGGTATACAGTTTAGGAGACCTTTAGAGATTCTTTCCTTACGCTGTATTAAGTCCTGAAATACTCTATCAAATATGCTCATTAAAGAATAGTTTCAGCAAACGCTGTTCCGTCATCACCACAATTTTCGAGATTCTCGATAGTAGTTAACAGATCAGATTCGCCATCTTTCTCAATGAAATATGGTAGAATTCGCATCAGGGAAGTATCAATTCCAAAACTTTTGACATAGGCATCAGTAGCCTCAAGGATAGTTTCCGATGGAAACTCACCATATCTCTTCAAAAAGCTAGTTAGCTTCTTTACTACAAGAGCAGAATTACTTCTCCAATATTTGTTGGTGCCAATTTTCTTTCCCGCAGGAAATTTCTCAGCCATTTGTTTAGCTAAAGCCTTGACATCATCTTCATTGGTTGTAACAATACGAGAAAGTCTCATTGCTTCCGTAATAGCATTATATCCCTTACCATTTAGTTGAATCATGTGATCCTTAATGAAGATATAACGCTTATCCAGGAGTTCCTGAAACTCACTCTTAGTAATTCTATTCCTTAGAGATAATAAGTAACAAGTTTGGTTAAAGGATAGGTTTTGTGATTCGTACGCTTTCTCCTTAATAGTTATGTCCATTGAATGTACTTATCATCTAATTAGTTTCTTCAGTTACTCTACACATTCGTAACTTACTCCCCAGCCTAAATTAAAAGTCTCTACGAAGGCTCTTAACTTATCTTGAGGACTCATTTTCTTCCAGGTTTTAGGGTCTAGGATCCATGCAGGGCGATCATCTACAGACCTATTCATCTGGTATCTTAGCACATCATCTCCAACGATAGTTTTTCGATAACATGCTTTACCCTCTTTGCCCAAACTAAATGCTACAGGCAAGTTCACTGTCACAATAATTTGCATAGCTACTTTCTTTTAAACTTCATTCTCTTAGCATTCAACTCATTGAAATATTCTCTGAGGTGCTTCCAATCCCGTTTCTTCTTTAGAATTTTGATAATAAACGCTTCCTCTCGTTTACGATCAACCCACGGCCCTTCACTTAGGGAGGGCTGTTTCTCATACTTGCTGGCATCATAACCTAAGCGGTGATGCTTACAAATTTTAAGAAGTTCAGGGATACTTTGAATGAATCTTGCCAGAAATATAACCAGCGGGATTCGAGAGTCTTTATCCCGATTCATAGACCTCATAAGATCTCTTTTAGAAATCTCAAATTGGACACTCGGGATTTGTACAGAGTTTTCAGTCACTTGGACTACAATGTACATATACCCCTCAGGGGGTATCATCTCAACACGCGACGAATTGTACGTCTGATAGTTGAGGGGAATTAGCAGCTTTCCTTGGAATTCTGCTAAGGTTGCTTGTAATTTATTCATTCAGCAGTTATTCACTTCCATATGAATTGAAGTTATCCCTACGATAAGGAGTAACTTGGGACAGAGACTGACTTTTGATAGCTTTCCTATAGCCTATAATTTTGTCTCTATAGGACATTGTGCGCCATTTAATAAGGCATACATAGTCCCATTCTTCAAAATCATTTCCAGCATTGTAGTAGCCTCTATAAATCCCAGTAGCTTGTTCTTTAAGGTGATGTGGAGCTTTTCGAAACCACTTGTTAAGCTTTCTTGGGGAGGGATCTCCTCCACACATAGCTATAATAGCTCCTGTTACCCAAAGTAAAGCTATTCCTAAAAATACTATCAGTGGAATCATTACTTAATTTTTACATGACGAACATATAAGCACTTTGAGCATATGTAATTATTATGCTCAACAACTACAAATCCCTTCTGATTCTTGTATTCTACTGTCTCCACTTGTACAAAGGTATGTTTGCAGAATGCCTGTCGTAAGTAATGAATTAACCATCTCATAGCTGTGAAGTTATATTTTATCCGTGTTTTGATGCCTACTAACAATAGTATGAATTTTGTTAATGTACTCTGGGTCCGTTGCATACGGCAGTTCTCTTAAAAAAGTGTAATATTCTTCTACTGTGCAGGAATCTTTGCCTAATTTATACTGAACTAAGTTTTTATATCCTTCTACAGAATCCCACCAATTTTCGAACTTGAAATAGTCCTTATTGGCAGAATCATAGAGTCCAAGTATATTGTTGTAATCCTTGCAGACTCTTGAGGTATAATAACCTGTTTCTAATATAGATTGAGCTACTACAATCTCTGGATGAAGGAGGTTATAGTACATACAAGCTTGCTTTACAGCACATACTGTAAGCTCTTGCGGTATCTCAAACTTAGGCACTAAGGTATCTAAATACTCATCAGTACTGCCTTTGTTGAGAACGTTTGCAGGCTTCGTTGTAAGCCCACAAAATAGGATTACTCCTACGATCTTAGGTATAGCTTTCATCATATGGTGATTTGAAGAGCTAGTGAAGGGACTCGAACCCCCAACCTGCTGATTACAAATCAGCTGCTCTGCCATTAAGCTACACTAGCACCTTTACCTATTCAAACTGGAGCTCCACGATCTTCTTCTCGTGGTCAGTAGTAGAGTCTTTAACTCTGATAGGCTCTCCATCGTTGAAGCAATGGAGCTCGTAATCTGGAGCTAATGTCCCCAGATACTCAATCATGTCCTTGACAGTAATAGGCTTCATTTTCTTTTGAATTAATTCACGTAATTTATTCCAGAAAGGAGTGAGATTATTCTTATTCCTGAGGATATTTGCAGGTGAATTTCGAATAATATTCATCTCCATAGGATATAGATTCTTAGTCACTATATACACCCCTTGGTAGAATTGTCTTCTACTAATTTGAGTTGAACACCACTCTAAGGCTAACCTGCAAATTATAGTCCTCATGAGTTCAAACTGATCAGGGATCAGTTCTTTGAAGATGACATTCTTATGATCTACTCGCTGATCTGCATCACAAGGTCCTGTATCATATTCTAAGATGGTACATTGAAGATTAGGCTCGTGCCCTCGGAAAATACAGCCTTCACAACCACCTTCTTTAGTAGCTGGGTAAACTACTATTTTTTTAGGGGTTCCGCGTACTTTACATGTGAATGCTTCCCCAATTTTTCTTTCTACTATAGATAGTGACATAGTTACAGTTTTTTACCGCATATAGGACAATATTGGAAGTAATATCGTCGATGAATAGTAACCTCGTCAGGAAGGTGACCTTGTACTGAGCAGATTGTTGAAATACCTCGACTTAGATCATACTTCAATTCTTTTACTTCTCTACAAAAGACACAGCTCGGTTGTGATATAGTTGTCTTATCCTCAGGTACACTATTTGCAACTTGTACAAATATAGCTTCTCTGTTATCAGATCTACAGGATGCACTACAGAAGCCTGTTCCTTTGAGAGGTTTATTACAAGTATTATAAAGAGAATATTTATAAAAGAAGCATTCATCACACCTACTCCCCAATTTTACTTTGAGGCATACTGTGTTGTATGGATAGTAAGGGCTTGTTATCGTAAAGACCTCTCCAATTTTGCGTGTAATTGTCATAATTATAAATGTTAAGAGTATTGCAGGTAGGATTCGAACCTACGATCTCCTCCTTGAAGGGGAGGTGACTTAAACCACTCGTCTACTGCAACACTTCATTTATTCCTCTAAGTTAGGTTGTGTCTGAACAACACTGCGAAGATTTCTTAGCTTTGTCTGTAAGGCATCTGCACTTTCAGTATAAGCCCTTCCACACTCTTCTAAACACCAAATGAGTATTGTTAATTCATACTCAGTAAGGTCTACAAGAATCTTTTTAGGTATCATTACTGAAAGGCTTTAGTACAGCTAGATATCCATCCTTTGAAGAATTCTGCTGTAGTGGGCACTATTCGTTCAGCTCTCTCGGAGCGAAATTTTCCATTAACTCTGGGAGAATTCTTGTAGTTCGGGCTCGTAGTCGACAGAGTTGTACAAACGAGGCTATTCATTTTCTTGCGTAATTTACAGAGGGCATGCCCACTTTTGTACCACGATGTGTTGTAATAGAGAGGAGTTCCTCCAAACTTTTTAGCACATTCTTCAAATCCTGCAGTAAGATTATCAGGAAATTGATTCATTACTTTAATAATCTCAATACAGCGTTTTTCAGTCCATTTCTTGTACTTCATAATAATATTATTATTAGTTAATAATTGTTGCGATGTCAGGATTTGAACCTGAAATACATCATCCAAAGTGATGTGTGTTACCGTTACACTACACCGCATCCTGACTATGCAGTCTTCTCCATAGCTTCTAAGTACTCCTTAGTAGTGATTTCTTCTGCATTCTGAAGTTCTGAAGGATCACATACAAGATTAGTTATCTTGTGATGAGGTCTGTCAGGAACTAACATTGTGCATACGAGAATACCAAAGTTCTCACGCTCTACTTTAAAGTACTCATCATGAGCTCTCTGACGATTTGCAGGGAGCTTAAAGATTTTACCTATGAGGCTCATAACTATCGATTGTGAGTTGAATCTTCTTCGTTGAGGTATTTATCGAGAAACTTATCCAAACATTGGACAGTTTTATCGGGCAGTCTTTGAACAGTTTCGTTACTCTTGATGTAATCTATAGTTCCTCCAAGTCCCCAAATCATATAAGCTTGCTTTGTGTTAGGAAGAAACATAACTACAAGTATAGAGCAGCTGAACGCCAGAAGTGATTTTTTTACTATCTTGAGAATAACAGGATAATCTTTATCTGACTTATCCGCAACTATGAGAGTAAATCCTCCTATAACTGCTATTACTCCAAAGACTATGGAGAGTACAATAAATAGATTACAAATGTAATCTAATCGAGAAATCCAGTAAATTTCTGACATTTTAAATGAGATTTGATTTGGCTAAAATAATTGCTTGTTCTATATCATCAAAGAGTATCGGAGTAAAATCTATTCTGTCCATAGATACATTAAAATATCTCGGATCCATGATAACTCTATCATGAATATGGCCGTGTATATTTCCACGAACCTTAGGACTGAATGAAAATTCCAGGGGATGAATAGGTATGTGGGATACAAAAAATCCTTTATACTTCATACATCCTACTACTCTTATTCCTAAACTGCGGACTACATCACAGCATTGTGTTGTATCGTGATTACCTGCTACAAGAAGCTTATTTCCATGAAGTTTCGATAGATACATAGGAATAAGCTCAGGTGCTTCAAAGGTTAGGTCTCCTACCATAATCACAAGATCATTCTTTTTGACAGTCTTATTCCAATTGTCAATGATAAGTTCATTATGATATGTAGGATCCATTCTCCTTCTATTTATAGCTAAGCGATCATGTCCGAAGTGCATATCTGCTGCAAAGAATACTCTACTCATCGAATAAGATTCTTTTACCACCACAGCATTTGCACCTTTCAGCTGAGGGATCAAAGTTCACCTGCCGGCATTTGTCACATACCCATGCACCATTAGATAGGACTATTTTCCCAGGAATTCTCGCAAGATCTGTGGAAGGTTTATCCATAACTAATGAAGGCAGGCTAGATTTAGGATTCCGATAGTCTTTAAGGATTTCATCATCCTCCTGGTCAAAAGGGAGCTCTGAGTCCCCAGAATCGTCGATATAAAGCACTTTAGAGCTCTTTTCAACGAGTTTAGGATCTATGACAGTGACTATCTCAGTCCATTCTTTTAAAAAGTCTATAATAGTCCTGTAAGGTACAGAAGTATAATGTTGAGCATAGTCTAAGACAACATTTATCGGATACATTCCTGTTCCTCTGAATTCTACCCTCAATAGATAACTACTTCCTACCTTAAAAGTATGTTCATTTTTACCTATATAGGTAGCAATGATTAAATGATTTGTAAATGATGTCATCTTATTTTTCCTCTGTTATGTAATTCTCGTATCATATAGTCAGGGAATTTGTTACTGAATTTCTTCCAATAGCGTATGCTACAATGATCTAACCAGTAATTATTCCACGCTCTATGGATTTTTGGAGGATCCTCGAATTCACTAACGCTCACCCAACTTAGGCTACAGTTGATGATATCATATAGCCCTGTAGGATGTTTTTTACTTTGTGCAGATATTTCTTTCGACCAGTATCCATGAGGATGCTGTTTCCTTAGTTCCTTCTTATACTCATTAAAAATTTTGTGAGATTTAAGGAATCTCTTAAATGCACAAAGATCTGTATACTCTTTAGCCATTATACATCTAATTTGACAATAATACGAAATAGCTTTTTAAAGCTTTTAACTATAGGCCCTAAAATAAAAACTACATAAGAATTAGGATTAACCCTGCAAGAATAGCTATCGCTAAAAATCCTATTCCTAACACTTGATATTCTTTGATTTCTTTCATATACTATATAAAAATCCTATTCTCTTTACTAAGTCATTGAATAGGTTCGAACTCCAGCTTATTAGATTCAGGCAAGATTTACTTAGTATGACTTAAGCCTCTGAAGCAAACGGTGACTATAGGAGTGATCAAACTTCTATAGTCTAGATATTACTAAAGCGTGTTGTTACACCTAAAGAAGTACTATAAGTATTGCTAGTTATAGTACCGTAAGTCATTAACTTACCTTCATTGTAGGGAATCCAGCTGCGGCTTTTCAGGTTCTTAACTTGACTTCACTAGCTACTTACTCTTATATTTCAGATTCCTGACTTCGAGTCTAGTCTTTCACCATTATTTAAGTATACCTACAGTTTTTATTTGAGGAGTAAACTGTGAAACTTATACCTCACCACATACTGCTACTCATCTACTCATTAAAGATAGCTACCTCCAAGCTCACTACTTTAGTAATAAAAATCTCCTCTCTTACCAAGTCATTGAGGAGATGAAAAATATGACTCTCGATTTGGGCAAGTACTTAATGATCCAGGTTATATCATTACAATTCGTAGCATCATCTGTTGTAGGAATTTCACCTAACTCACCTGGTAGCATCGTTACTCATTTAATGCTTTGGCTGAGCTGCTTTGTAATAATCATTATTCATTAAGATTCACTTGGTCTTTTACTTAAGCCTGAAAGCCATTATAGATAATCTCTATCTACCGAGGCAACCTTTATTTATACTCCCTGTTTACTCTGAAGTTGAATAATAGGGCGTAGAGCACCATACTCTATGCCTATTAAATTTTCCCTGGTTTATACCAGTATTTCTTGTTGTTATTGAACTTGATTTTCATTCGCAAATTGGGGTTGTATCAATTACACCTTCAAGACTCTCATCTTCTAATCTTGAGTAATCAAAATCAGGAGATTTAAGAATCTCAGGAACACATCTTTCTTGGAAAGCTTCGATAAGGGCAGGCTTATCAGCTATAGACGCTTGCTTAATTAGAAACACACATAAGTCTATAATAAGGAACAGCTCCTTTGAGACTTCATATTCCTTTCCTTTGTAATGGATTGAGTACATATATAATAGATTGAGTACATACTTATATCCTTTAGCTTAAACAAGCCAATTAAGTTTCCACATCTTAGATAATAGTCACTATGACCAAAGTCATCATAGAAATAGTGACAGTTACACTCACCAGTCTTAGCATACTTTTCTTTAGCTGCTTTGACTTCTTCCTCTGGAACTTCAATACATTTAGTTTCTGGACTTACCCATACTTCTCGGTATAATTATTGTTTCATTATGAAATTCTTTTGATTTTACCAAATTTCTCCTGATTCAGACAACACACCTTTAAGAAATACTTTTCCTACATGACTCGGTTTGTATAGCTTTCTCATATTAGGGAAATTTCCAACAAACATAGTAGTAGTTAGGACATTCCAGTCCGAAGACCATACATGTTCTTCACCATATTTTTCTCTACTTATAGCTTTCAGTGTATTGTATATTTTAATACAATCTCCAGCTTCCCTCTTATGCTCAGTCTTTAACTGATCTTGAAGTGCGTCGTATAATTTGCTCATAGATTAGACCTTTTTACGGTACCTACCCAGATAGTGGATACAGTTGTGACAGTACATAATGTCTGTATGAGAGCATGACAAACACGGATTGTCATACTTTACTTTCGAAAAATCTACTTTCATAAAACTGTTTAGTTTAAAAATTACCCACTCCAGCATTTTCCAACTGGTATATCTCAAGACCTGTAATCTATAGTAGAAGAACTCTCTCTCTGATATAATCTACAATACTTAACGTCTGTGGAATCAGACTTTACTTCTGTTCCAGTACTGAGTAGCCTCTTCCTTAGTTGATTTGTACACAATCAGAGCTAAAGTCATCTACGTTCGTGTAGTAAGCAAGTAGTAAGTATCTTCGAAAGTGGGTAATTATATTATTGGCCGAACTCTTCAAATTCAGGAAAGAACCATAGGAGGAAGAATACGAATGCAGCTAAACCTATAAGTATTAAACCTATACTAAATATAGCTATAAATATCTCATAAGCAGCTTTATCTTCTTTCCAATATTTGTAAATTATATGCCCGTCATTAGCTTTGTAATGTTTCCATTGGATTTTAAGGCTAATGTAGGGGATACCCCAGAGTATAATCCAGAGTAGAATGATTCTTACATATAAATGCATCTTGTGTGTTAGTTAATAATGGTACCCGAGGTGAGATTCGAACTCACAACCAGTAGATCCTAAATCTACTCGCACTGCCAATTAGCGTACTCGGGCAAAATAGGACAAGTTATACTCCTGTCCTAAGAGTGGTTATTACTAGAATTGTTCGAGAGTTATTTTTCAGTGACAAATTTCATCGAAATGACGCTCTTCGACATCCTTCATGCTGGCAAGTTTTGCAAGTTCACTCTTGATTTCATCGAGATCTTGGGCAGTAACCTTAAGAGCTTTGTTAAGATTCGAGCCAATACGATTGTACATCTTCTGAGTAGCCTTCGACTCTGCAATCATCTGACCTTTCTTAAGGTCAAATTGATCCTCAGGAGCACATCGCGCAATACCACGTACAGTACCTGCGCTGTAGTTCAATCCCATAGTTTTTACGCGAGCAGTCATGACACAGACTACTACATTTCCACTCTGGTGGAATTTGGTCTTTTGATAAATTTTCATAACTTATATAAGTTAAAAAGAGTTCTAGTTAAAAACCTGGGACAAGCTTCACAGCTAACCCAGGGTAAAAATTTAAGAACATTGACAGAACTTATAGCACAATAAGTTGTACTCGGAGCGGGAGTCGAACCCGCAAGGCCATTGCTGACCGCAGCATTTTAAGTGCTGTGAGTTTACCGAATTTCTCCATCCGAGCCCATAAGAGTTTATTTAGTTAAAACAGCCCCGTTTTCAATTGCTTCAAGGACTCTTTTAACACAGTAGTTCACAGTTTCATTGTGTTTACACTTACCAATAGGAGTGTTAAGTATACTAATGAGAGATACTAAACATTCCTGATCAATAAGTTCATTTTCTACTAAGTAATGATCTATATTAGTTACGTTGGTTGAATGCTGATGCCCACTCAGCAGTATTGTCGAAGTCATCATTGTCCATATTGTGGCTCAGAGTATACTTATGCCAACAGTCGGGGAGCTTGTAATACCCTATGACACATGCATCCTGTGCATCAGGAATGTCAATGACAAGTCTTGCAACGCAATCATATGTATAACTAAGGTCAATCTCCAAGATTAACTTCGTGTCAGGGGCAAGATCTTCTTCTTTAATTGAGTCCAGAATCAACTGTTGAGCTTCGTCAGTCAGAATCTCTGATTTCTTAAGGCGCTTTTCAGCATCCTTACAAAGGAATGTAATTGATTGTTCCATAATGTAAAATTTGAATGTTTGTACTCCCTACAGGATTCGAACCTGTGACCCACAGCTTAGCATCCCACATCATATTACTATGACCACTAATAAGTGTTGTGGGCTGGACTATCTCTTCACCATTTCAGGTGGAGCGCGTATAGTCTCTACGGAGTCTCTTGTGAGTGAGTTCCCTCGGGGTTGTCCTTTGAATTAAATTCAAATAGGATATTCCCCGATATAGCGCTCTTCACTTGCTCTGTTATTCCATGAAGTTGTATGTTTCGAGAAAATTTACCTTTGCAAGTTACAGAACAGCAAGTATAGATTCCTCGACCTTTGCCTAAATGAGTTTGTCTTTTCTCTCGTGCAAACTCTTTTCCACATTCTGGACATTTTAACATTATCATTTTTCTCCCTTTTTGAGCATGTAATCTTGCATGTTCAGCAGCTGTCATGAGCTGTAGGTTTTCTATGATATTATGTTTCTTATCTCCATCAATGTGGTGTACAACTTCATTATTATCAAGAATTCGACCAAGGTGATTTTCCATAATTATTCTATGTAAAAGAACATATCCATGTTTGTTAGCACATGGATGTTCTGGTACTATAGCATAAATGTAATCACCTTTACTCACAAGTTTCCTGATATTCCAAAGCAAGGCTCCTTGATTTTTAATATTGTTTTGCATAAAGGCTGTTGCTCTATCCTACTGAGCTAAGGGAGCCCGATTATTAAGGTTGCGCAAAGAACAGATGTATATCCTCTTTTAGAATATAGGTATATTCTCCTATATCATCGATATAACGAAAGTTATTGCTTCCTACTATAACTTCTAATTCATATTCCTTACCTACTGTAGTTACAGAATTAGGACATTTGATACACTTTCGAGAACCTAGTGTAGTAACCTCAATAGGAGCTATAGTCCTTAGGAATATTATACTAGGACCTACTCCTATAGCTCTACCACATTCACCTGCATCTCTCTTATAGTTCCCAGTACATATACAGCCTGTGCCTGTCCTAAATACGCAATAATTTGTAGTATCTTCTGCTGCAAAGCACCATAGAGTTGGATGTGCCTCTGCAACTCTAAGCCAGGTATTACAACCTGCAGGTTTAAAAACTTCTCCTATCTTTCTCATAAATTACAGTATTTTTCATTAAAAAAGGGTAGGGCTTTCACACCCTACCCCCTCGAAAGGAAGTGTTTGTGCTTCAGGATATAAGACCGACATATATCCTCAGTTACTAGCTGGTAATTATCTCAGGGTTTTATTTATAGTATATAGGAACCCTTTGCCATTACTAGGCAATAAACCTACTGGTTTATACTCACCAAGTTTTTCACTCCTCAGTCTCAGAGTGGTTACAATTACTCTTGTAGGATTTGAGTAACTGCTTAATTTCTTCAGCTACTGCTAAGCATTCTTCTTGGATTCTTGCAGTTTCACGTAGAAGTCTTTCAAATTCCTCAGAAATTGTTTTCATAGTAGTGAAAGTTAAATAGTTAATATTACTAAATATACTTCCACTTCTCCCAATATGCGGAGAGTGAGGGATTCGAACCCCCGGTACGTTGCTGTACAACAGTTTTCAAGACTGTCACCTTAAACCACTCGGACAACTCTCCAGTTAATAAAAAGATAGCTATTTAGCTTCTTGCCTCAGGTTGCTATCAAGAGGAGCTCTTTCAATCTACTCTGCCATTTTCCTGCAGTAGCTACGTCACCTCACCTGCCATTCATGAATTACGTATTTATCCAATGGCTGTTGCTGTCTTAGTTACGCTTCAAGCAACCACTTTCTTTATACCTACATGAGACCTCTAACCTTCAGCTTATTCTGTAGATCTACTACAGCAGCTTCAGGGTCAGACATAGGTGTTGATTCGATAAAATCACTGTAGGATGCAACCCACTTGTGATCTTCAGGTAGGTAATCCAGGGTTACACCAACTGAATAGTCATTATCCTGGTCATCAGTAACCAGAATATTACCTTCACCATCCTTAGTACTGGGATAGAGTACAGGACAGGAAAGTAAGAGATCTGTGAGATTCATGATTACTTCAGATTTGCGTGAATTTCCTGGATCTTCTTGAACTGATTCTCCGTGAAAGAATTTTGAGCTTTCATATCCATGTAGAATCCCAGTTCAGCATCACTGATACCATGATTCTTATGGAGGAACTGCAACTCACGGAATGTCAGAAATCGACCAATGTCTTGAAGAACACGATCTCTAGTGAAGACATTCTTATGCTTCGCTAGATAGGAGCTAAGGAGCGGTATGCTCATTATCTCTAAATTCTGAATTTTTTTCATGTGAAGCGAGAAGAGTAAGTATTAAACTCTTAGGATTGAGAATAAAAGCAATAATCCATCCCATCATAATATCTATTACTCTCATAAGTAATAGTACTAATAATGGGATAATAATTAAAGCTAGTATGGATACTAATTCGAAAGGCATACGAATATCATCCAGAATAAGGCTGCAACCCACATGTAAAGCATGCGATCTATAGCCAGGGCATTCTTCTTCTTTTGGTACTTCTCATAGGTTGCTGTTGTACCTAAGCCAGGTTCATAGACATCCCTGGGGTTGTTTAAGGTTTGTACCAAGTTGTCCAGGAAGCAAAATGTTGCTACCAGGGCAAGGAGTAAAACGATCCAAATCATTATAAATCAGAATTAATGGTGATAGTGCCATGAAAGGCAGAGAATACGCTTTTTTCTAATACCATAACTTCCCCGATCTGATAGTCCGGACAACCAGTGTATAATACTACTCCCACAAACTCACTTTCATCTGTGTCAACCGCACCTTCACATTCATCTGTAACCATAAAAACTGCTAAGTTGTAGGTTACAATATCTCCTATGTTAAACTTAGGTTTATCATGAGAACCAATACTTACCTTAGTCATTTCTCGTAGATTTAAGTGTTATAGAGTCATTAGTACAATATACAAGGTCTCCCACCCTGAATGTATTCCGGGCAGGAGAATCCTTGTATTTAGTTACCTTAGCGGTGGTCATACACTAATAGTGCTGGTCGTTAAAGTGGATGATGGTCTTGAGAATGATGGGATTACCCCATTTGTCCAAAATCGGTTGGCCCAGCCTGTTACATTTGAAGACATGCTGAATCCGGGAGAATCGTTTCCCCGGACCGACATTGCTGGGGCGTACTTTGTACATATTTGTACCACGTCGTGCAGATCGTGCTGCACTTGCTCCTCTTGCTTTTGACATGATAATGATGGTTTAGTTGGCCATCTTCTTGGCCTGGTTTAGAACGTAGTTGTTGAATGTTTTCTCCATGAATTTCTTGTAGGAGATAGGCTTCTTTCCTGCAAAAAACTTGCAGTTGTAGGAGAGTCGCTGAAACCCCATATTCGTTTCGTCAATGCCAATCAGCTCCTGAAAGAGAGGCTGCTTAGTCTTGGGATTGGCGATGACCTTGTGGCTGTAAGAACAACCTTTAAGGTCCATGTTGAGGTCAAAACGCATCTTCGGCGATGCTTTTCCTGAATTGGGAATAACGGTAAGCATAATGATTTGTGTAATTAAATGTTAGCGATTGTGTGATAAATTATTAAAAATTACTGCATCTGACTTAGTTAACTGCTTCCCATTAGAACTATCTGCCGCATTAAAGGGGTGACGCTGGCACTGGTATCTCACGAAGTATACCGAGCTGATAGACTAATGAGTTGTGTTCTACATTGACTCCAGATTGTATGTCTTATGAGCCATTATCCAGGGACTGCTACATTCAAAGCAAGTTTAAATAATTTGGATCTAGACAGTAATAATTTGCTAATTTCTCAAAAAGGCAGGCATCTCTGAGATGTTTACCAATTTGCCAAAGACTCTGATGTATTCACCAGCCTTAATACGAGGTCTTTTAGGACGCTTGTACTTGCTGAATGCTGATAATACCAAAGCTTTCTTAGCAACCGTAGAATAGGCTAATTTAGCCCTTTTTATAGGTTGCATGGCTCACAATCGTACCATTAGGATTACGCGAAGGGCCCTTTTCGATACGACAGAGGACGAACTGCCGACATTCTTGCATCCTTGATACAAGTCCGTGATGAATGAAATATTTCATCTCTTAATAGAGATTAAGTTCTGTAGAATAGTACAGCTATAATTTCTGCTATTAACCCTATTATAGGAATAAATGCACAAAACTTAATCCAGTCGGGTATGTTATACTCGGCTAAATTAATCAACGCACATAGCTGTATACAATACATTAGGAATAGAAATAATAACATCATAGAATTAAAATTTAGTACTGGCAGAGGGACTTGAACCCACGTGTAACCAACTACCCTTTCTACAAGGTATAAGCTTGAGGGGATATGCCAGTTCATTTTAATATAATTATTAAATTAGTTCCTGTAGGGAGATTCGAACTCCCCTGTCTAAGGTGTCACCAACAATGTTATAATGGTGACAAAATAGCTCTCCATATATCACACTAATCTAAGGGCGTGTGACTATCAGGAATCCTGAGGTCAAGGCAAAATTATTACCTCGGGCAATGAGGCAGCTATGACAATTAGTCATACACCGACCGCATTTCAAGCCCAGCTATTGCAGTTAGCCTACCTGTTTATCATTAATATCTGCAAACTATTAATATTATCAGGTAATATTCATCAGTAGGTAAACATTTCTCAATGGATACTACTGTTTATTATTTCTCGTTAACATAAGATATTCTTTTCTTGAAATATAAGGAGCACTATTAGGTTGAGTTTTACTTAGCTTAGCTTGAATCCGTAATACCCAATAAAGCTGCTTCTCAGTTAATGGCTTATTATAGGATAATTTAGCCAAAATACTTGACAAAAACTCGTATTCCCATTTGCTTAAAATATGATAATATTCATACAATTGCTCAATATAATCCTTGTTAGTGGGAATTAAAGTTGCTCCTATAGAGTTAAGATGTGCTCGGGATCTTGCCCTTACAAAATCACTATCTATAATGTTATATAACATGATGTTATGAGCACAATCTTTGCCTATACGAAGCAAATTCCCATTGAGATTATTCTTTATGACAACAATCTTATGTATGTAGTGAGTACCACAAATACATTTAAAATCATTGTTTAAAGAATACTCTAAACTGTGTCTACTCCACTCATTTAGTGCAAGATTAAAATCTTTCTGGTTGACACTATGTGAAAGTAAAACTGCTTTAAATTTATCAGATTTGCTCATAACTTTAAGTTATAAAGTGAATATTCTGTGAAAAACTCATAGACTCTACTAATATAAAGCCTATGAGTTATTGTGCCTGGATAAGGGATCAACCTACACTAGGCTGGGGCGTTATTGACATCGGGCAATATCAATAACTGTACTCATCATTAGGGCTGGATAAGTACACTATTTAAGAGTTAGTGAACAAATTCCATACAGTATATCATCAGCTATTAACACATACTTTTACATAAGATTAATACGAAAATGATTCTAAGGTATGAAATTTTGACTGAAATATTCCGAATGAACAGTTACTCCAAAATATATTTTGAGGCCGTAAAAAGGCCCTTAAAATGCGAAATAAGGGTATTGGGGAGATAATCTCTCACTCCACTTCTCACAAATCATATAAAATTACTGAGAAATGTAAGGAGAGAAGATTAATTCTCCTCTCCGAGTTTAAGAAGTTGAGAGATCTCATCAACTAATGGATTGATATCTTCAAATGCAGTTAGAGCAAAAGCTTTGATACCATCACCAAGTTGGAGATAATCTACGGGAATAGAAGCTCTACCTTTAATACCAGGTTTAACAACGACAGCAGCGCGGATGTTATTGTTGGCATCGGCAGCTACTACATGAAGTATTCCAGATCCAAGAGGATTAGGATAGTATGTACCAGAAGTAATACCAGCCTTGTAGAGAGCTAATCCTAAAGCATGAATAAGGTGATGCTTACACCTACGATAATTGGGGTGAAATTTAAATACTTCCACGACATGAAAATTAGAGAATGCTAAACTCCCATCGCGTAAAATTATATCTACGACTATTATAGTAGTCGTAGTACTAACTTACACATTAGATCTGTACGCGTACGTAAGGAGTGACTATTTATCCTGATAGGAAATTAATTTCCCATCGTAAGTATACACTAATACAAGTATTGTCCATTATGATAGGAAACTTGAATTACGGTAATGCATACTTGGAGAGATTCAAAAAAATATCTCCCCACACCCAAATGATGAGTGTGAGGAGAAAGAAGTGGCCTACTTCAGAGCGAAGTTGACCTTTCCCGAATTCAGAGCTTCGAGAGTACTGGTGGCGACTACGACAGCATCGCCAGGATTGTAGGCAACCATCGAGACCTGGATGCGATCCTCGTCATCCGTCCAGACAGTCATGCGGGCATTCAGACCCTTCTTGAAGTCCGTGATGGTCGGAACCTTACCGTCGGTGAACGTGTTGGTGAACACGAACTGACTGCGAGGCGTGTCATCCCCTTCAACCTTGAAGAAGATACGACGCCGGCGAGGATCCTCAACGGGATTGCCCTGCTCGTCACGTACGAACTCACGATCACCAGTGGGCTCACCATTGGCATCGAGTTTTGCGGTGGACTTGAAGACCGGCTCGATACGAGAGATCACGATGTCCAGATCCGTCTCGTCCTTCCGGAGATTCACCGCATACAGCTTGCCGAGAATATCAGCTTTTGCCATAACTTGATATGTTTATGATACGTTGTAACCTGCTTTGTGTCGGTGAGGCTACGATTATACCGAGAGGTTTCCGTAACTACGGTGCAAGATGCACTGACCGTTCGGTCCTCCGAAGGCTGGCCGGGTCGCTGGCTTTAACACTCCTCAGAAACCTGACGGGGGGAGAACCCCAAAAGGGAGCTGGGAGGGGGCCTAAGTGGGGAATATGTCACCCTCAAACATTTTCTCCGGAAAAAATTTTTATTGTAGAAAAAAAAATTTTTATTTTATAAAATTTGGAAATATGGGAAATTTTTTGTATATTGCAAAAGTTTTAAATTCACTTTATGGGCAAGAGGAATAATTTAGAGAAGGTAATAGATACTCTAAGGAAGGAGCAGTCTAGAGCCAGGGAGTTAAGTAGTCGCAGTACTACTAATGGAGAATTTTACTTTTATGATAGCATTGCCGAGCATTTAGGTGAGGTTATTCATGAAGTAGCAAGAATTAATGATTTACTAAGTTATGAGCGATCGTAAGAAGGTTCTAACACTAGAAGATTTTGAAGAGTTTTTACGAGACTACCCTATTGAGGGACCTACGGAGTATCCTTTAAGTGAGGCTACTTTAAATAAGTTTTTTGAGTATGTTAAAGAAGGCATGCATTATGCGAAGGAGGAGTTTTCAAGTAGGAGAGATTAAGGTTGAGGATTACGATCTTTCTATAGATTACGTAAGGATTAAGAAGTCCAAAGATTTTTTAGATTTACGGTTAACCTATGAGGATGGTAATTTAGTAGAGGTATCTACAGATTATAGAATTTTAGTAAAGTTGAGTAAGCGGCATAAACTTAAGAGACGATGAATACATTAGTAAAGATTAGGCGTTGGACGTGGGAGTTTCCGCAGAGTTTATTAGGGGCTATATTATTGCCTTTTTATGAGAAGACGCGATTAAAAACCTTTGAGTATAGGGATCAAGAAGTGTATATCTACGATAAATTTCCTGGGGGTATTTCCTTAGGTTATTATATACTATTAGACTACAATAGATATGATTGGAATAACAAGAATATCAGGCTTAGTTTAAAGAATTCTATTAAGCATGAGAGTGGTCATGGCATTCAAAGTAAGTGGTTAGGTCCGTTGTATTTGCCCACTGTAGGATTGCTTAGTGGATGTCATAATATTATTTGCAGGATTAAGGATCATTATCATAAGCGTTATGATTATTACAAGTTTTTTGTAGAGAGATCAGCAGATAAATTAGGGGGAGTTGTGCGATGAGATGGGAAGATTTATCAATGTCAGATAGGTCTAATTTAATGAAAACCTATCTACAAAATGGAGTGACCCAGCTTAGTGCTATGAGGGATCATTACAATAAGTTCGTAAGTGGTGGTCCTTTAAGAGATGAGTATGATAATCCTGACCAGTATTATGATTATAGGACTGCTGAAGAAGTAGGTGATATGTATGATCCTAAATCTAAGCATTGGGCTTCGCGAGACCCAAGAACTGGTATGATTCTTAAAAATTCCAAACATCCTACTTTTGGTATGGCTATAAGGGAGGATAAGGCTGATGGTTATAGCCTTTATATTGATTCATCTACAGGGAGATATTATACTCTCAGACCTGAGGAATATGCTACTTCTCCTTATAAACCTACACTTCGTAGAGTTAATAAATTTGATGAAGGAGGATTATCAAGTACTTGGGATAGTGGATATATTAGAAAAAATCGGGGTAATTTAGATTATTTATATAATCAACATAGGAGATCAGGGCTTACTCATAATCAAGCAATAGCTTTACTGAGTAATTATATTGTAGAAAGTGGTGCTGATCCTCACATGAAACAAATAGGTGGTGGCGCTGGAGAGGGGCTCATTCAATTTACAGATCCTTCTCGTAAGTCTAGCTTAAAGGAGTTTCAACCTATTCATGATTTTGATGGAGTGTTAGATCCTGAACTACAAAGGCAAGCACGATATATTACAACTAACATAGCTAATTTAAAACCGGGAGAATGGAGACATGGAGGAAAAAGCAATAAATTTAATACTGCTAGAGAAGCTAAAGAAGCATTTTTTGACAACTCAAAATCTTTAGATGATTTAGTAGAAATTGTCTCAGAAAATTATGTTAGACCAGGAAAACCTCATTTAGATAGAAGAAAAGAAGTTGCTGCTTATCTAAACAAAGAATATTACGATAATCCTATTTCGAAAATATTCAGAAATTATTAAAATAATTGCCAAAATATTTGGAAATGTCAAATATTTTTCGTATATTGCAAGAAATTTAAAAGATAAGAGATATGGCTTGTAAGAAGAAAGGTAAAGGTAAGGTTAAGAAGTAGTTGAGATCGTGTGGCACTACATGGGTGGTTGTCAATAAATACTATTATTCATGTCAAATGCAGCAGGTTCTCTGCTGGCACGGGTTAGGGGGTACCCTTGGTAATGTAGAATTCTTTACAAAGTCCATAAAACTCCTTCTTTGGGAGATGGCTGAATGGTTTAGGCACTTGACTGTTAATCAAGGTAACGCAGGTTCGAACCCTGTTCTCCCAGCTAATTAAATTTAACTTTTATGAGCAAGAAAACTTGGATTAAAATTGGGATTGGCACAGCTGTTGTTTTAGCTGTTGTCGCAATGATTAAAATTGTCCCTTTTTATGGGACATTGTTGAGTCTGTGCAGTTATGCTGCAGGTATCGCTTCCTACTGGGCTATTGATAAGTTTGGCAAGGAAGTAGTAAATAAGGAGAAATAATCAATAATTAATTATGGAAGCAAGAAGAAAGTATTACACCTTTGGTGAAGCCTTAAGTAAAATTATGGAGGATCCTGATAATCTAGTCATGACAAAATCCAAATATGCCTCAACAGGCAGTGTAATTATGGAAGTCCTACCTCATGTAGATTATGAGTATCCTAAGAAACCTATGCTAATGTTGGTGACTCCCATTGGAGTAGTAGAATATGTTCCCTCACAAGAGGATATTCATAGTATGTCTTGGTTTATTCTTCATAGAGAATGTATTGATAAGGGAAAGGATGAGAAGGTTCCTGAAGATTTAACAGAAGATGAATTTAGTCCTGCTAGCCAAAAAGCCTTAGTTAAGGAACTAGCAGATGCTGTTACTGAAATGAATAAACTTATTAGTAAGCTTCTTTAATATGAAGAGTAAGGATATAGTATTTGGCTTAGATGCCCTTTCTGAGGTTAAGAAAGGAGTTGACCTTTTGGCAGATGCTGTAAAGGTTACCTTCGGACCTAAAGGTAATACAGTAGTTATATATGAGGATAACTATCCGAAGGTTACGAAGGACGGTGTTACTGTAGCCAGAGCTATAAATTCTTCAGAGCCACTATATGATGTAGGTGTACAGCTTGTCAAAGAAGCTGCTGCTAAGACAGCAGATATGGCAGGAGATGGGACTACAACATCAACTATCATCGCTCAAGCTTTAATCAATCTCATCTATCAGCAACTTGTTGCAGGTGCAGATCCTAAAGCTATAAGAGCAGAGTTAGAGAAATCCAACGAGGTCGCTAGGGAGGTTATTAAATCCCTAGCCGCCAAAGTTGGTGATACTCCGGATAGCATCAAGCATATAGCTACTATTTCTGCTAATGGGGATGAATTTATAGGTACGCTAATTGCAGATGTTATATCAAAGATAGGATATGATGGTGTTATTACTCTAGAAGAGTCTAATGGCTTTGATACATATGCCGAAACCGTAGAAGGGATGCAAATTAATAAGGGATATATCTCTCCTTATTTTATTAATGACCCTGCTAATAGAGCAGTAGTATTAAATAATCCTAGAGTACTAATTTACAATGGTATTCTAAATAATGTTAAGGAGCTATTCTCAATCCTTGAATATATAGTACAAGACAATGAAGAAATCCTACTTATAGCTAATGACTACTCACCTGAAGTAATTAATGCTATAGTTAGGAATGTCCAAAGAGGATTGCTTAAAATAGCAGCAATTCGAGCGCCTGGTGTAGGTGAATATAAGAAAGATCTTTTAGAAGATATTTCAATAATTACAGGATCTCCAGTATATGATAAACTACCTATTATACCTTTAAAGGGATATCCATCATCAACAGATGATATTAAGTTAGGTACAGTTAAAAGAGTCGTAGTGACTTCAGACAATACTACTATTATTGGTTCAACTGAAGCTAATGAATCAATTAAAGCAAGAGTAGAGATGCTTAAGGAGTCATTAAAAAACGATTATCCTAAATATCTTATAGATGATATTAAATCTCGAATTGCTAAATTATCTGGTGGAGTAGCTGTTATTTATGTAGGAGCACCTACAGAAATTGAAATGTCTGAGAAGAAAGATAGGATTGAGGATGCAGTATGTGCTACTAGAGCTGCTATTGAAGAAGGAGTAGTTGTAGGAGCAGGCATTATACAGGAAGACATCTCTAAGGCTTTAGAGAAGAAAGGATATTATATTTTAGCTAAAGCTCTCATGGCATGTAGAAAGCTTATTCTTGACACTATGCCTATCTATTATGAAGATGCTTTAGAGTCTAATATTTTAGACCCTGCTAAAGTAACAAGAGTCTCTATAGAGAATGCGCTTTCTGTAGCATATATGTTCTTATCTACTAAATGTGTAATAATTAATGAGAATGAAGCATCTAACAGCTTATATTGAGGCGTTTAATGAAGCTTATACTCCTCCCTATAAGTTAATATTATGGGGTCCATTCTCAGCTGAAAATAATAAAGTATCTATTGGTCTAGAACTTCAGCTCTTATATGATAAAGGATTTCAGACACTTTTTATAGTAAGTGATGAATCTGAGGATATGACAGAGAAAAATATTAGTTCTACTGAATTAAGAATTATTGACGCTTTTAGAAAAATAGATTTTAATCAATATCTTAAACAATGGAAGGAGAATTAATTAAGCCTAAATGTCCTCCTTTAGAGTCTCCTTCCGATTTTGAGAAGGTTAAGTGGAGTAAAGAGGACTATAATAGAGAGCCTGTATTCTACTGTAAAAAGTGCCTTAGTTTAGCAATTATGGCCTATAATGAATCAGGCATCTCTGAATATTGTAATGATTGTGGTAGTACAGATATATCTACAACGTCTATTAATGAATGGAATGCTCTCTACAGAGCTAAATATGGTAAAAATTTTTAATTATGGGAAAGAACATGGAAGCAAAACAGCAGGAAAAGCTTACTTATGATCAAGTTAAAGACATTGCAAATAATCTTCAGACGCAGTTGCAGACTCTTCAGAAGGAGTATAATCGCCTTATGGTAGAGTACAACAGAGCTATGGAAGTTGTTATGGGCAAGCGATTAGATAGTTTGTTTAGTGTACTTAAGTATAGGGAGCTCTTTAATGAAGATTTCGTAAGTGATGCTATTAACAGCATTGAGGGTATGCTTACTATTAAAGAAGCTGAGCCTGAGAATTACTCAGACGAGCCTTGTTGTGATTGCCAGAAAGCAGTAGAGTAATGAGTAAGAGAGATATGACTAAGAATACTGACATTGTATCTATTTCTACCAATTTAAAACCTACTAATCTTAATTTTTTTAAATTATGGTTAGAGTTTCTAAAACCTTTACATAGATTACCTGGTAGAGAACTTACAGTGTTAGCAGCATTATTACAACGTAGATTTGAGTTATCTAGAACGATTACAGATGATGATATACTGGATAAAGTTTTATTTACTGATGAGATTAAAAAAGGTATTGTAGGAAGCTTAGGCATATCTCCGGGAAACTTTCAGTCAGTATTAACAAATCTACGAAAAGCAGGAGTTATTACTAATAATACAATTAGTAAAAGATACATTCCCTCTTTAGAATATGAAGAGGACTCTTATAGGCTATTACTAAATTTTAGGATTAGTTATGATAAATAATAAGACTCTCCAAGACATAATTTTGGCTGCTGCTAAGAAATTAGATATGCCAGATGACGTAGTAGAAATAGCTTATAGAGAATATTGGAATTGGGTTAAGGATACATTGGAAAATGTTCCTGTAAATGAGGAAATGACAGAAGAAGAGTTTACAAAGATGCAGACTAGCATTAATGTTCCTAGCTTAGGCAAGTTTTATGCAACATATTCCCGAGCTCAATTCCTTAATAAGCGATTTAAAGAATATGCAAAGAAAGCAGTTCAAGATAAAGAAGGTGACACCTCCATTCACGAAGATGATAGTGACATCTAATACTTACACTGAGGAAGAGTGTGTAAGTGAAGCAGGTCTTATTGAAAAAGACTCTGTAGGTATGCTTAAAGAAGTACAGGAAGTTATTGCTGTAGGACCTGGAGTACGAGAATATAAACCTGGGGATCTGGTACAGATTGACTTCTCAAAGTACGCTCGGAAGCGTTACACTAAAGATTCCACTAAAGCAGACATGCCTGATGAGTTTTATAATGAAACTCTAGATTTTGAGATCCCCATGTTTGAGATAGATGGTAAGATTGCATTGCTTATTGATAGTGCTAATATCTTCTTCAAAGTGGATGAATTTGAGTGGGAAGTAACAGAAGTTACTCCTCCGAAGGCTAAGAAACTAGTATGTTAATTTAACGCTCCCTATCACAAGTAGGGAGCTTTTTTGATATGAAGCTATTCACATATAAGGACTATAATTTAAAGATTTCTGAAGAAGCTTATGCTCTAAGACCATTTAAGAAACTTGTAGATAGGGACAGGACTAAGGATAAAACAAGGGCTATGAAAGAGTTAGCTTACTTATACTTTATGTATGATCCAAGGTCAGATTTTTCCTTCGAAATTATAGAGGCAGACAGAGATTTACGTGTTAAAGATAGTATAGGATTAGAAGCTGATTGGAAACCAGATAAGCAGGTTTTAGAAGCTATAGAACTTTATAAATACCTAACTACAACATCTTCTTCCTTACTATTACAAGATACAAGAGTTATTATTGATAATATTCGTAATACTTTTAGATCTATAGATTTAACAGAGAAAGACGCTAATGGTAAACTAGTATTTAATATAGGTCAAGTTATGACCGCAGTAAAACAAGTCCCTAGTCTTGTTAAGGAGCTTGCGGATGCTGAAAAAGCTGTATCTAAAGAAATTGAAGATATGGGTACTATGAGAGGTATGAAGCAAAAGGCGATCCTTGAAGATGGGATGAAGTCATTCTTAGGAGGAGGTGATTAATGGTACTTATAGATACTAATAAATATCAGACACCTATTACAGAAGAACTTAGAGATTCTTTATCTACAGAAGTATGGAATGATTTCTTAGAAATTATCACTAATGTAGAATTTATTAAGAATCTTATCTCACCAGATCGTCAACGAGCTAAAGATAGACCTCGTGACTCTTTTGGCAGGATTATCGTAGATATTTGTAAGCCACATATATTAGAGAATATGGACTACTTTAGGCCAGCTGCTATACACTATCAAAAATATGGTTGCTATACTAAGCTTCGTCCTGATGCAAATCCTAAATCAGAGTTTGGTATGTGGTTAACACGAGAAGTTCGTAGGTGCTTAGATGGTATGGTTAGATCTGAAGATGGGGAATGGATTCCTGGAGATTTTTATTTCTACTTAAATTATTTACCTATTATTCAGACTAAGATACGTAAAGGTACTCGCATAGGTGATCGTGTTGTAGACTTTCCTGAATGCTGGGAAGGTGTTTATCTTAGGGCTCACTATCAATATCAAGCCCGTAATGGTGGTTTATATGATGATTTTGTAGGAGGAAAGCATTCTGTTGAGATTGCTTCTCGTGGTAAATCGAAGTCATATTATGCAGCTGCCATTCTATGTAAATTCTTCCTCTTAGGAGAGAATTCTATTTCTTATGATAAGGTTAAATGTCTTGTAACGGCATATCAGAAGGAGTATCTTATTAAGGACGGTACTCTTAACAAATTTATTGATGGTATAGATTTCTGTGCTAAAAACACTCAATTTCCTCGTGCTAGACTTAAGAACTCTCTTTCAGAGATGCAGTGGATTTCGGGGTATATCGATAAGGATTCAATGATTCCTAGGGGTTCTCAAAATGAAGTATTAGGGGTAGCTGTTAAAGATGATCCTGACAAGATTCGTGGTAAACGTTCGAATAGAATGCTTTATGAAGAGTTTGGTACTTTCCCAAAATTTCTAGATGTATGGCAGACAGCTTTACCTAATGTTCAGGAGAATGCAGCTGCGGCTTTTGGACAAGCAATAGCCTTTGGTACAGGAGGTTCTGAGGGTTCAGATTTTATGGGAGCTCTTGAGATGATTAATTATCCGGATGGTTATTCAGTATACTCTCTCCCAAATGTTTTCGATAAAGGAGCTGTAGGAGCTAGGCGAACAATATTCTTCTTCCCTAGTTACCTTAATTCTAAAGGTTTTTACAATGAAGATGGTGTATCTGATGTTGTAGGAGCTATTTTAGAAGAGATTAAACATCGTGTAATCCTAAAGTATAACTCATCTGATCCTATTCAGCTCACACGTCGTAAAGCTGAGTATGCATTTACTATCACAGATGCTATTATGCGTAGGGATAGTAATATCTTTCCTTCTGATAAATTAAATGATCGTATTCTAGAATTAGATCAGAATCCTAAGAGTTTAGACGATATGTGGGTTGGAAGACTTGTTCAGACTAAGGAAGGGAAAGTTGAATTTACTCCAGATGCGGATGTAAAGCCTATTTTAGATTATCCTCATAAAGATAACAAGCTTGAAGGAGCTGTACATATTAATAAGATGCCCATTAAAGGTCCTGATGGCAAAGTACCTTGGGGACGTTATATAGCAGGTGCTGACCCTTATGATGATGATGTATCTGACACTATGTCTCTTGGATCAATCTATGTACTAGATTTATTTACTGATGAACTAGTTTGTGAATATGTAGGTAGACCTATGTTTGCAGAGGATTACTATGAGACCTGTAGACGTATTTGTTTATTCTATAATGCTGAATTACTCTATGAGAATAATAAGAAGGGTTTATTCACATATTTTTCTAAAACAAACTGTTTGTATTTACTATCTGACATTCCTGAGTTTTTAAAAGATAAAGAGATTGTTAAGGGAAATTTCTTTGGTAATAAGGCTCACCCATATTCACAGTTAGTATATACTCCAGAGGGACCTAAACTATGGGGAGATATAAAAATAGGAGATAAGTTGTTTAATACTTATGGTGGTATTACTACAGTGATAGATATTCCATATAATGATAAAACTGATATATACGAAATATATTTACGGGATGGTAGAAAAGTAAAAGCTTCTGCTAATCATTTATGGAATGTTATTACTAATGGAAAGGCCTACAAAACTATTTCTACTAAAGAAATGAGTCTTTCCTTAACCAGAGATAAAGGAAAATATAAGGAAGCAAAATATTATGTAATAGGTAATTTAGGTGCTAATTTTAAGGAAGTTCCTTTAAAATTACCAGCTTATTTTATGGGTCTAATGTTAGGAGATGGGTGTTTTACAAGGTCTAGACATCACCAAGCTAATTTTGCATCTTCTATATCAGATTTAGATACATATAAAAAATATGTTCCTTATTCTTGTAAAACAATAGATGATAGGCATCATTGGTGGCGTGTAAAAAATATCGGAAACATACTACAAGAGTTAGGTCTTTCTAAATGTAAATCTCGTACTAAGTTTATTCCAGATTGTTATAAATTCAATTCAAGAGAAAATAGACTAGAACTTCTTAGAGGTCTTCTAGATACAGATGGGTGCATAGGTTATGGAGGAAACCCGGAATATACAACAACTTCAGAGCAGTTAGCACTAGATGTTGAATTTGTAGCTAGGAGTTGCGGTATTAATTGTAACATACAAAAATCAACAAATGCGTTTGGACTAGTTTATAAAGTAATTTTTTATACAGATATTCCAATGTTTCATTTAGAAAGGAAGTATACTAAGCAAAAACTTACTAAAACTAGAGCTTTTAAGACAGCTATAGTAGATATTAAACTAATTGGGCAAGAGCTAGCTAAATGTGTTACCGTTGATTCAAAAGATGGATGCTATTTAATTGGAGATTTTGTAACTACACATAACAGTAAAGGAGTTAATGCTACACAACCAGTTCAAACATATGGCCGTACACGCATCAGAGACTGGCTTTTAAAGCCTCTTAAAGTTGTAACGAAGGTTACTATAGATGGACATGAAGAAGAGGCAGAAATCACTATAAATAACATTAATAGGTGCTATTATAGAGCTCTCATGAAAGAGTTATCTATGTGGAATCCCGATAGCAACTTTGACCGATATGATGCCTTACTAATGTTAATGTTACTTCGAGAGCAAAAACTCATGCTTTGTGGTAATTTATCCCCTTCTGAAGTTATTAATGTAGATCAAGCAGATTACTTAGGTAATGATGATTTCTTTACTAGGAATTATGATTATAGGTTTGCTAAATATCTACATAAGGATAATTAGTAGTAGATATTTATGAAAAATATTAGCAAACTTTTGAACGCCTTGGAAATCTAAAGATAATTACTTATCTTTGTACAAATTATGTAATTAAGTTAATGCTATGATAGATTTAAAGAACTTACCCCCGCAGATGTTGTCTTATAGTAAAAAAACTAAGGAGTGGAGAAAACAGCATCTTGATTGGGCCGACAAAAGAACTTACTATTTTGGCAATATGGTGCGAAATTCTCTGTTGAAGAAGAGAATTAACTATAATCTCATAAATGGTGTTTTAGATATGAGAGATGTAGAATTAATTCTTAATCCAGACAATGTCAATGCACTATATGTTCCAGAATCTATTCAGCATTTCCCTATTATGAACTCAAAGCTTCATGTTCTCCAAGGAGAAGAAGCGAAGAGAAGATTTGAATTTAAAGTTGTTGTAACTAATCCCAATTCTATTTCAGAGATAGAGAATAGTAAATTAGCAATGCTCCAAGAACAAGTTCAGGCTATGATAGAAGATGAGAACTTGTCAGAGGAGGAGTTTAATAAAGAACTAGATAAGTTATCTTACTATTTTGATTATCAATGGCAAGATATTATCGAAATGAGAGCTAGTACTGTTCTTTCTCATTACATGAAAGAGCTAAATATACCCAGAATATTTAATGATGGGTTTATGGATGCAATGATTTGTGGTGAGGAAATCTATCAATGTGATATTGTTGGGGGCGAGCCTACTTTTGAAAGACTTAATCCTTTAAAAGTTCATATTTTCAAAAATGGTTTTTCTAATAAAGTTGAGGATGCAGATCTAATAATACTTATAGACTTTTGGAGTCCAGGTAGAATCTTAGATACTTACTTTGATGTTCTATCTAAAAAAGATGTTGATAGTATAGATAAACTAGCTAGTACTTTTAGTAGTGATTCTATGTACAACATTGATGAAAGAAATGCCTTTATTAATACTGCTGAGATCGATGGCACAGATATTTCAGGAGGTACTGTAATAGAGAATTTTCTACTGATGGGACAATCTGGATTTTCAGCAACGAGTAACTACTATGATCTCCAAGGTAATATTAGAGTATTAAGACTTTATTGGAAGAGTAAGAGAAAGATCAAGAAGGTAAAATCTTATGATCCTGAGACTGGTGAAGAGCTCTTTGATTTTTATCCAGAAACCTACATTATAGATAAAGAAGCTGGTGAAGAAGAAGAGATTTTTTGGATTAATGAAGCATGGGAAGGTACTAAAATAGGTCCAGATATTTATGTTAATATGAGACCTAGGATAGTACAGTATAATAGACTTTCTAATCCATCTAGATGTCATTTTGGTATTGTAGGATCTATGTATAACCTTAATGATTCTAGGCCTTTCTCTTTAGTAGATATGATGAAGCCTTTTGCTTATTTTTACGATGTTATCTACGATAGACTTAATAAAGCTATTGCTGCTAACTGGGGTAAAATTGTAAAACTAGATCTTGCTATGGTTCCTAAAGGTTGGGAGATAGACAAGTGGTTATACTATGCAAAAGTAAATCATGTTGCTGTTACAGATAGCTTTAAGGAGGGAAATGGAGGAGCTGCTCAAGGTAAGATTGTAGGAGCTCTAAATACTCAGTCTAATGGTGTTATAGATGCTGAACAGGGTAATTATATTCAGGAACACATTAATCTCCTAGAATTCATTAAAAATGAGATGGGAGAGGTTGCTGGTATTACTCGACAGCGAGAGGGTCAGATTAGTAACCGTGAAACTGTTGGTGGTGTTGAAAGATCAAATTTACAATCTTCTCATATTACAGAATGGTTATTTACAATGCACGATGATGTTAAAAGAAGAGCTCTTGAATGTTTCTTAGAGACAGCTAAAATAGCTATGAGAGGTAGAAATAAGAAATTCCAGTATATCACCTCTGATGGAGCTATAAAATCTCTTGAAATTGATGGAGACACTTTTGCAGATAGCGACTATGGAATTGTAGTAGATGCCTCTCCTGAAACTCAGAATCTCGCTTCAAAACTTGATGCTTTAGCACAAGCTGCTTTGCAGAATCAAACTCTCTCATTCTCTTCAATAATGAAGATTTATACTTCATCATCTCTGTCAGAGATTCGTAGAACTATTGAGAAAGATGAGCAGGCTATTCAAGAACGTCAAGCTGAACAAGCTCAGCAGGAACAAGAAATAGCACAGCAACAGATGCAGACTCAGATGGAAATGAAGCAGGCTGAGATGAATTTCCAAGATATGCTTAATCAGCGCGATAATGACACTAAGATTCTTATTGAGCATATTAAACAATCTGGAAATGCAGAGAATGAAGTCCCAGAAGTTCAAGACAACTCTATGGAACGAGCGAAGTTAGATGAACAGATAAGGCAGTTTAATGAAAGATTAGCTTTTGATAAGACTAAGTTATCAAAGGAGATAGACATTAAAGAAAAAGATCTTGCTATTAAACGTGCTAAGCCTAAATCGTCTAATGTTAGTAAATAAAGTTAGGGGAGGAGGCAAATGCTCCTCCCTTTATTATTATAATTAATTATAACTATGACTAACGAGAAAATACTTTTACAGCTAGAGAAAGGTTATGATATAACAAATCCTCAGCTAGCGCAAGCATTATCTAATCTTGAAACTAAAATTTCAGAAGGTGGGGGGACAGATATTCCGGAAGAATTGGTTAGTTATTTACAAAATCTTTAAATGATAAAATATATGTATGTAATAGTACAGATGTAGTGAATCAACAGCTATCTTCTGAAGTAGCTAATACAAAGTGCATCTGCTGCTATTATATTTTATGATATGGGGATCCTCCTTACAAAAGGAGGCGGTACTTCACTTGGTCCCATGTTTGTTGCTCCTATGAGTAGTACAAATTTAAGAAGTTGGATACTCAATACGAAAACTAATTTTGGAGGTAGCATAGAGCTAATCCCATATCAGGTTGCAAATGTTGTATTATACACTCCTCAGACTTTAGGTACTTCACAAAAAGCCCAAGTGAGGACTAATATTGATGTTAAATCAGCCGACGAGTTAATAAATGACTCTGGTTGGATAGCTAGATTAAAAATCAAGCTCGGTTTAACTTAGCGAGAAACTTGTGCGGATAAGTAGAAATAATTTTTATAAATCAGTTTATTTTGTTTTGATATAAACAGCTAAAATTCTAGTACAAATGTATCCAAAATAAACTTTAGTGTTGAAATTATAAAATATGTATTCATATAAAACAGGATTAGGTCAGGTTTGGGTAGGGGCTAAACTCCCTCCTAACTCTGGCAGTAATATTATTTGGTTGAGACCTTCTGATGATCATAGAGTATTGTGGGAAATTAGGACCTATAATATCTATAAAGAGAGATGGGAGGTATTAACTAGTGCTGCTCTTACGGCAGATGGTCTCCTAATACTTATTAGAGACCTAGAAAAGCGATGTAAATCTTTAGAAGAACTTAAAGTAGTATTATATGATACAATACAGAATCTTACTCCTGAGGAACAGAAAATTGCTCGTCAGAATATAGGGGCTATTTCATTAGAAGACTTACATCTTGATGAAAATGTTACTAGACTTGCTATAGAATTAACTATTAATGATGAGAAAGTTTATTCTGTTGTAACGCCTTTAGAAACACTTACTGAACATTACCGTAAGTTTTTAGCAGATCCTACTAAATATGTTTGGCAATTGTATCTTAAGGTAGGAGAGGATCAATTAGGGCTAGTTCCTTTGTTTATAATTACATATGGAGGATTGCATATTGGATTCTATTCCCCCGATCTGTCTGGAGAGACGAAATATGTATCGCTAAATACTAATGGAGATGTTGTAATTAGGGCTACTGTAAATAATTATGGTCCTACACTTGTAGAAGTAGTTCAGTCTACCGGAGACTCCACAGAAAAAGTTATGTCTCAGAAAGCTGTTACTGAGGAGTTAAGTAAGAAGGCATCTCTGGAGTCTGTTACGGAGAGCATATCTGTTCATAATACGTCGACGATTGCTCATGCTGATATTCGTGAGTTGCTTAACACTTGTGTAGGCCTTCCGGCTTACGATTCGTCGTCTTATAAGATTACGTTCACAACTCTTGCTGGCGCGACTGCGGAGATTGACTTGCCTATTGAGCAGCTTGCCTTGCGTTATAATGCAGAGACCGAGAGCATTGAGTTTGATAATGCCAATGGTACTACCACGAGTATTCCAGTTAGTGCTTTTGTGAAGGAGTATGTTGGTTCTATTGGTGATCGGATTCAGGTTTCTATAGACGAGAATAATGTCATCCATGCCACGATTCTTAAGAATTCCATTGACTGGGGTTGTCTTTCCTTTGAACTTCAGGAGCGTATCAACGATCATGTCACGTCTGCCGATTTTGCCACGAAGGCGGTTCGGACGGATATTGCACAGACGTTGTCCGCCGCTCAACAGGAGCAGGCTCTTGCCAACTTAGGCATGAAGGTTTATGTTACGGACAGTAGCTTTTTAGGATCTACTTTATCTGCTGAAGAGATAGAAGAGGTGTTTGTTTCTAAGGCTATTCTGTTTACTGATACGGGGGATTTGTTCTCATTTGGTGCTGTGAATTCTTCACAGATTTATTTCTATAAATTTATCAATAGGTCCTCTATTGGTTATATTACGCTTAATAAGCCCAGTGGTTTAGTGTCAAATGGTTCATTTGAATATCAGGATGTAACTGCCGTACATTTCACAGCTCAAAATCCAGCTTTGACGGGTGCACAGCAATCGCAGGCGTTTAAGAATCTCGGTTGGAAGGTTCATGTGATCTCGGAGTCTGCTATTGGTTCCTCGGATGCAGTTTCGGACGATGAGAAAGCCGCACGTCTGGCAGCTACCGCCTTATTGGTGCAGGAGACAGGCTTACTCTATAATTTTTCTATCTCGTCAGGTGGTAGCCGTCGTTTTTACGGACAGTTCAGCAACAGTTTCTGTACGGCTTTGAATGTCAACGAGGCGACCGGGGTTATTACTTCAAGTTTCGCATACTTATACGATCCGAGTGCGGTTTCTTTTGATCGTAATCAGAGTAGTGTTTCTGATGATAATAAGAATAAAGCCTTGGGCAACATAGGTATTGATCTTGTTAGACTTCCGTACTCTCTGTTGAATACTACATTGTCGGATGAGATGATGAAAGTTGTCGATAATGCCCGAGGTATTATTTTAGTTGACACACCATCCGATTACAGGAATCCGACGGTTTTCATGAAAGGCAATAATGTATCTGAGTCTTGTATCTTCGTAAGCTTTGTTACGGGAACTACGTATTCTATATTCACGCTTAACAAGTCTACAAAATTATTGTCGAGTATAAGTTCCGGTTTAACTTATGCAGGTTCGGTAAGGTATACCGAGAAACAGAGTCTAACCGATACTCAAAAGCAACAAGCTCGCGCAAATATTAACGCTGTAGGATCGAGTATGATTAAAGGAGTAGAGATAGTATATGGGACAGCTCCTATGCAAGAAGATAACATACTCTATATAGAGTTAGAAGAAACTACTTAACTTATGAGTCATAGAATAAAGACTATTACCCTAAATGGTAAAGTATTGGCCGCAAATGATAATGCTCTTATTAAGAGGGTTATTTATAACGGAGTAATAATATGGTCTTATACTCCTCCTGTATCTCAGAATCTTGTAGTTGCCACTTATGAGGATGGAACATGTAGTCTTTATGACGAGACTAAGGCAGGCCATCTAGCTGAAAAATCTTCTTCAAAAACTAATTCTTCTTTGTGGACTATACGAAGAGTTTTATATAATGGTGAAGAACTATGGGCTAGGCCAAGTGAAAAAGATTATTTAACTATTGAGAAAGAACATGTTATTCTCAATGCGCTTAATAATTATACTGATACTAATACAATATATACTAATTTAACATTTACAATTGATTAACAATTATGGCAGTTACTAAACAAAACATTTCTGTTAACCCTACATCTGGCTCGGGCAATACTACTCTGACTTTTACAGCAGACCCCGCTAGTTTAGGTAATCGTGTTGCTAAGAATGCAACCTTCACAGTCACAGCTCAGGACGTTACCCCGAATAAAACAATCACTGCAACTCTTGAAGCTGCAGCTGAATTTGTGTCATTTGATGATGGAGTTGAAATGGCTGTTGTCAAGGGTGGAGGAGCTGTAGTTATTACAGGTACTTCCAACTCGGATAAACTTACTTTTACTAAAGGATCTGGTAATGTTATTACAGCAGATATTACTTCGGTTAAGTATAAGGTTAACACATCTACAGAGGTAACCAATGGTGTTGCTATTACTGGTGACCCTGGTGCTGTAGCTAAGTATACTTTTGAGCTGACACTTTCTGCCGCTGCTAATACAACTATTAGCGAACGTACGCAGCAAATTACAGTTACTTCTGCAGGTAGCAAAACTGCTACTATTCAGCTTAAGCAGGCTGCTGGAGATGCTTATCTTAACCTGTCTGCCGCTACCATTACAGTTCCGCAGACTGGTTCTGTTACCATTGACGTTACAACCAACACAACGTTTACGGTATCCTAGTAAATTAGGATTATTAATAGGGGGGGGGGAAAACTGCCACCCCTCCCTATTTTAACTTAGTAAAATTGTATTATGAGTATCCAGACAATTTCAATTCCTTGGTCTATAGATGCTTCAGATTCTATTTATCTTCAGTGGGATGATAGTGAGATTACTGAAGATAATTTAGTTATAATCCCTACAGGAATTACTTCTGATTATAACCGCACTGGAGAAGATAGGGAGAAGACTATTACGTTTAGAACTACAGGATCTTCTGGATCTCAAGCATCAAAAACACTTAAAGTTATTCAGACCTCTGATAACTTAGTAATAGCCACTTATGCAGATATATGTAGTGCATACTCTAAAAATAAAGCTGGTTTTTAATTAAAATAATTATTAAATATGGCAAATGTTTACAAAGATATTTCTGAGTTTATCAAGAAAGCTGCTGCTACTGGTACAGAAGAATTCCAAGTTTCGGCTACAGAGAAAGTAACAGCGCAACAAATTGCTGACTTAGCAAGTAGTGGGCTTAATGTTTATACTGTATCTGAAAGTGAAGCTCAGAATCAAAAGATAGATGCTTCACGTGTAGAGGAACTTAAAAAGTCTGTATTAATATTATTTCCTAATGAAGTAAGCTATATTCCTTATTTTAAGGTTTCTGTAGATAACAGTAAAGCATATTTCATAACAGGAAGTATACCTATTAACTCACAAGGTGAACCTGGAATTAATAATGGAGAAGAGCCTCCTTTTGAGCAGGTTCAAACTGTAATGATTGAAGTTGATCTCACTACTCGTGATATAACAGTGTGGCCTTATCCAGTTGTAAAGAAAGAGTGGCTACAGACGTCAGATATCATAGAGGTAGGAGATTTTACAACAATCAATGAACTATGGCCCGCAAGTGTAGAGCAGGCCGCCGGTAATGTCGTTAGCTTCTATACAGGTGCTGAAGTCTATTCTCAACCAGAGGCGTCTGAAACTAAATACGTGGGATTTGTAATTCTGGACACTGATTTTGCTAATACGAAAACTGCAACTGTAATAGCCTATGGGCAAAATACAGGCAAGCAGTACATTGGCAAATTAGAGTACGAGGCTCAAAGTATTGATTGGTATCCTCTTACTTATGCAAGTAGACTGACCAATGCTGTAAAAGTAACTGCTTTCACTGAGAGTTCTTTAAGTTCTCTTCTGAGTAGTTGGAAGGCAGGAGATGTTGTACCATTTACTACTGATAGTGTTACTGCTTCTACGGCTAATCAATTCCCTGAGTCAGGCATTTTCAATGGCTTTATCTCCATGGGCAGCAACGAAGGAGATTATTTCCAAATCTTTGCTTTCAAGACAGGGTCGAATAAGGCGTATTTGGGGGCTTGCATCGGGAGCACCACCCAGTGGACGGCCCTTGGCGATTCATCCGAGGGTCGTGGACCTATTCCGGGCTACAAAACTTTGGTAAGTTCATGGAGTTCCGCAGTAACTACCGGGTCAACGGGGATCATAAATTTTAGAGAAGAAATTCCTAAAGCGTCACGAATTCTCGTTGTAGCGCAGATACGTAGTTCTCCTACTGGATCAGCCACTATCAGAGCAAATGTACCGCTTACTTTGGCATCTATTAACGATAGTGGTCAAGGAATCCTCTTCGATTTGAGTTTACAGTATTTGGCCACTGGAACCAATATCGGTAGCATCCGGCTTATCTGTACCTCGCTTATTACCGGAGCGAACGGCGTACAAGGTATGAATACTATCGTCCAATCGAATAACCTTGCGAACGCAGGCGATATTATTCAGCTTTCACTGTACTATAAATAATAAAAATCCCCTCCAAAATAGTTATAGATATTATGTATCATTATATAAATGGATTTGGAAAAATTTGGGTAGGTATCGAACCCCCCCCCGAAGAAACTCTTAATATTACTTGGCTACATCCTACGACTAGTGGTTCTCCTTTGTGGGAACTACTAGCCTTTGATTGTAATCAAGATAAGTGGGTTTTAGTAGGAGGTCAGGGAGGAGATACTCCTGAAAATTTCGAAGCTACAGTAGACCAAGTAGAGTCTACTAGCCAAGCAGATGCCTCTGTTATATTAGATGGGAACATCTTTAAGTTCCGCTTTGGACTACCAAAGGGACCTGAAGGCCCTCCCGGACCTGAAGGCCCTCCTGGAAAGGACGGAACTGATGGTACCAGTATTAGAATGATGTATTCTAAGACTAGTACTCCAGATACTCCTCCTATTGTTGTTAAGGATAATGCTAACCCTGGCTTTATTTGGGGAAATGCAGTTCCTATTCATACTACTTCAGATAGTATTTGGTCTATTACTGCAACCTTTAGAGATACAGTACTAATAGGTGAGTGGAGCGATCCTCTTCTCATGACTGGTATTAAAGGAGATAAGGGTGATAAGGGAGATCAAGGCCCTGAGGGGCCAGTAGGGCCAGCCGGAAGTGCTCCTAATTATAAGACTTATGTTTATAAGTTAAGTAATACTAAGCCTGAGCCTCCTACTGGTACAGATCCTAATCCTGAAGGGTGGGAAGATTATCCTACTACTAGTGGTAACTGGTGGCAGTGTATTGGTACAGTAATAGGATCTACAGGTCTTGTATCTGAATGGTCTGAAGTATTACCTGTAAATGGTCGTGATGGTACTGCTCAGGATGGTAAATATACAGAGTTTCGCTTTGCAATAAACTTCAGTAATATTACTCCTCCTGCTCTTGATAAGACTATGAGGACTCCTACAGGATGGTCTATGACCCCTGCTGTTAAGGCTACTCAGGAGTTTATGTGGATGATTGTAGCCACAATTAATCCTGATGATACCTTATATACCAATTGGTCTACTCCTACTGTTATAAGTGGTGAAGCTGGACCTCAAGGACCTCCGGGGGAAGACGGTAAGGATGGTGCTACTGGTCCTGCAGGAAATCCTGGACCAGCAGGTAAAGATGGAGTATCTGGAATCCCTGGAGTTGGTATTGAAGTACAGTATTGCCTAGGTACTGAATCTACATATACTGGTAGTACAGATTTAGGAGATAATAGGAATCCTACGGGATGGAGTACAACTGTTCCTACGGTGACTGAAGCTAATCCTTATATATGGTTTATACAGGCTCGCATTAACTATGAAGACAATTCTGATAGAGTTGGTTCTGTAGATGGAACATGGTCTATCCCTGCTAAACTTAGTGGTACTAATGGTTTAGATGGAGCTCCTGGAACACCTGGTGCTCCTGGTTCTAAAGGTCAGATTGTTTATCCTGAAGGTATTTATAATGTAAATACTACCTATTTATGTGATGAGTATAAGGCTCCTTATGTATATGATTCTGGGGATGCTAATTACTATGTATTAAACAAAGTAGGATCTTGGCAAGGAACCTTACATAATAATGAAAGCCCTAGTACGGATACTAGTGGAAGTTGGGTTAAGCTTGAAGCATTCGAAGCTATTTATGCCAAGATTGGTATCATTGCTAATGGTTTAATTGGCTCTGCAGTATTTAATGGAGACTACATGTTTAGTCAGCAGGGAGTAGATGAAAATGGGAATACTTCTACACATTATGAGAATTTTAATAGTGTAACTCCTGGAGAACCTGCTGATAGTACTGATCCTGCTAAACCTGGTATTAGGACATTTATTCCTAACATAATGTTTAACTTTGCTACTGGAGCAGGCCATCTTGCAGCAGGTAAAGTTAAGTTCAATGCTAATGGTACAATAGTTGTGGATTACCTGCAATTAGGTAGTAGTATATCTCAGAGTTATACGTATGCTGACAAAACTATAGATAGTAATGCAGCTATTACTACATTTTATAGCTCTATAGGATCCGATGACACTGCATATTTTAACTTTAATTTATCTCCTGAGATAGTATCTACCTTAGAAGTTGGGAAAGCTTATAGTGGATCTATTTATAATCATTCAATATATAATCAACAAATCTCTGGTATTCATGTTCATGTAGGCGGAGATGCTCAATTTAATGATGAAGGAGATTTAAATGATGTTGACAGTACTAGCGTGTTATTAGGACCGAATTGTGTTTTTGACTACATATATGTCGTAAGCTCGACAAGTGAAGGTGTAGTATCTGGAACAGTGTTATGTCGCAATGTTGGAGATTTCACACTAACAAATAGGTTAGGAGTTACAACTCTTGCTTCTAGAGGAGTTGGTATGTCTCTACCTTCAAATGTTATTGCTAGAGGCCGAATAACTCTTCGGGGAACAAACACGTCTAAGATATCCTTAGATTATAGAAGTATTCCAGGAATTAGTTTAACTTTAGGTGGTACGACTCAAGAAGATACTAGATTGCTGATACAGGTAAGAGTAGTTAATAGTAGAAATGCTAATAGTTATCCATCTAAATTACAGTATAATGGCATTGTTCGTCAAGTATTCGACACAACTAGTATGTGGACAAATACTCCTATTTGTAATGTAGGAGTATCGACTAGTAACAGTAAAGTAGATGGTACTAATACTGGAGCATACGTTGGAATTATGATTGATCCTGGTTCGTTTGTTCCATCAACTTCTCATGAACTACTGATAGATTTTGATATACTTATAGAAAGATATATGGCTTAATAATGCGGTGGAAGATAATAGCAATTCAAGGATTAGTAATACTAGCTCTTGGCGGGTTATGCTTCGGAGCTTATAATAAGATTAATAGTTTACGAGAAGAAGTCTCTGCTGCATATACTAATATAAAAGCGTATGCGGCGGAGAATGATTCTCTTACTAATGAGAAGAGAGCCTTTAAGTTTACTATTGAAGAGCTTAAATTTAGTAAAGATTCTATTAATAAGAAGTTATTAGAAGTTCAGAAGAAGCTTAAGATTAGAGATAAGGATGTTCGATACTTAGAATATCAACTAAGTATTGCATCCAAGAAGGATACTATGATTTTACGGGATACAATATTTCAGCCTGATGTTAAGATTGATACTACTATTAGGGATAAGTGGTATAGTCTTAGACTTGGGTTAGAGTATCCTAATAAGGTAGCTGTAGAACCTAAGTTTAGGAGTGAACGATCCGTTGTGGGACATCTTCAGAAAGAGACTATTAAGCCTCCCAAGAAGTTCTTTTTATGTAGATGGTTTCAACGTAAACATAAGGTTCTATTGGTCGATGTAGTTGAGGAGAGTCCCTACATTTACTCCGAGACTGAGAGATACATTCAAGTAATCGAATAATGGATTGGTTTACATTGCTGGGCGCTCTAGGAGTATCTAACTTACTCTCAATAATTGTTACCTGGAAACTTGGTGGCAAGAGAACTTCAGATGCTAATGCAACTCTTGTTGAGATAGAAACTCTTGTTAAAATGCGAGAGTTCTACCGAGATGAAATAGCACGTCTTCTGAAGGTTAATGAAGAACTTCATGCAACAGTTAATGAGCTGTTACAGGAGCTTAAAGAGGCTAGGGGGGAGACTACTAATCGTCCAGAAATCCCTTAGTTATGGAATTACTCTTACAGCGTATAGATAGACAGGATTCATATACTGGAGGAAAATTATATGTGAATGGTGTATATGAATGTGATACTGTTGAAGATACCGATAGAGATAAGAATTCTAATGGTATCTTTGATGGAGATGAGAAGAAGGTTATGCACGAAACTGCTATACCTAATGGTAGATATAGAATTACATTAGTAAACTCTCCTAAGTTTAGCCCTAAGGTAGATAATAGGAATATGCCTCTGCTAAATAATGTTCCTTCATTTACCGGGATATTAATACATTGGGGCAATAGTGCAGCTGATTCATCTGGCTGTATATTAGTAGGTAAAAACTACTTTGGAGGTAGAATTTCTAATAGTAAAGTCACCTTCTTAGCTTTACTAGATAAACTTGACAAAGCTGCTGCTTCAAATGAGCAGATTTGGATTACTGTTAAGTAGGAAATAAAGTAGTAATTATTGGTGTAATTTATTAGTGAATTTCTAAAAGTATTTTATATATGAAAAAATATTCATATATTTGCATTAATCTATGTAAAGAGATTAACTAATTAAGATTAAAATTTTTGGAGAAGTATGGAAGAAACTTTATCAATGGATTTACTCAATGCGTTTGGAGACGACGCTATTGATATTAAAATTGAGGAGGAAGATCTGGAGTTTGGAGCTCCTGATAATGATCCTCCTACAGATACCAGTACAGATGCGGACCCTGATCCTAATGGGATTTTTAAGGGTAAGCAAGAGGGCGGAGGTGCTGAGGAAGGAGAAGGAGAAGAGCCTGATCCTAGCTTAAGCGGGGAAGATACCACTAAGGACAAGGATCCTGGCGATAAAACTTCTCCCAATACACCAATACTTGCTTCCGTCGCACTGGCTTGTTACGAAGATGGTATTTTCCCGGACTTAAGCGAAGATGAAATCAAAGAGATAAAGGATAGTGAATCTTTCGCTGCAGCTTTAAAGAAGCAGATAGATGCAGGTCTAGATGCTGAGCAGAAACGTATCCGAGATATGCTTAATGCCGGTGTGGAACCTGATGTTATTCAGCGTTATGAGGGAGCTATTCAGTATCTCTCTGATATATCTGAAGAGGAGCTTGAAGCTGAATCTGATGATGCAGAAACACTTCGTAAGAAGATTATATATAGCGATTATATTAATCGTGGATTTAAGAAAGAACGTGCTCAGCGAGAAGTAGAGAGATCTATTAATGCTGGTACAGATATTGAAGATGCTAAAGCAGCTCTTGAAAGCTGTTTGGACTTCTATAAAGAAGAATATCATTCTATTGTTGAGGAAAGAAAAGCTGCTGCTGCTGCTGCAAAAGCTGCTCAGGAGAAACAGCTTAAAGAGTTTAAAGCTAAGGTACTAAATACTGATAAACCTTTTGATGGTATTAACCTTGATAAGGGTACTAGAGAGAAGGTCTATAATAATATGACTAAGGCTAGTTACAAAGATGAGGATGGTCATATTATGACTCCTATTCAGAAGTATATTAGAGAGAATTCTTTGGATGCTCAATACTACCTTTCTCTAATGTATACACTTACGGATGGCTTTAAGAATATTGATAAGCTAGTTAATCAGAAGTTAACTAAAGCTAAGAAAGGTGCTCTACGAGAATTAGAGCATAAACTCAACAATACTAGAACTTTGGATGATGGTAGCGTTAACTTTAATATGGAGCCTGAGGAAGAATCCTTTGACTTCATTGATAGAATTGACGTTTAATTAAATTAATAAATTATGCAACTAGGTAAATTTCAAATGAAAGCCTTCACTTCGTGGAAAGGCTTAACCCGAGATAACCACATCGGAGCTATTTTTGGTCGTGCGCCTCAGAAAGCTACTAATATTATGGTACAGCTTCTGGCTCAGCATCGTGGTAAGAGCCTCGATAGTTATCTCCAGAGATTCCCTGTTAAGTACTTTGAAACTGATGATGAGTACACTTGGGAAGTCATTGGCAGTTCTCGTCGTAATATTCCCCTTGTAGAGGCTCGTGATATGAGTGATCAAGTTCTTGTGAATACTGGGGATACCGAGACTTTTGCTGGTGCCAACGGACAGCCCTTCAAGGTTGTTTTCCCCGAAGACTGGTTTGCTGATGGCGAGGTAATCGTAGGTGAACTTAATGAGGTTTATCCCCTGCGTATTCTAGGTCAGCCGAGACTTGAAGGTTCGAATGCAGTTTATACCGTAGAACTTATGGGAGGCGTTCTTGATGGCATGCCCGTAAGTCAGCTTGTTGCTGGTAAACGGTTCAGCTGGGAATATGCTCCTGTTGAGGATACGATGTCGCTGGAAGTAGGTGATGTTCGTTATACTAGCTCTACTGCTATGCGTAATGAATGGTCACACATTCGTATCCAGACTAAGGTTCCTGGAAATATTCTTGATAAGAAGCTGGCTATTGGTATACCTTTTGTAGATAAGGCTGGTAACAAGCAAGTAGCAAATTCATGGATTCACCATGTAGACTATAAGCTGGAGGAAACCTTCTCAGAATATAAGTCGAACATTATAATGTTTGGCCGCTCGAACCGTAATAAGAACGGTGAGTATCTGAACTTTGGTAAGTCCGGTAATGTCATTAAGATGGGCGATGGTATCCGTGCTCAGATGTCTGTAGGTAATACTCGTTATTACACTAAGTTTAGTCTGAAGACTCTTGAGGATGCTCTCTTCGAGCTGTCAGAGTCGAAGCTTGATTACTCGGATCGTACCTTTGTTATTGAGACTGGTTCTCGTGGTGCTGTACAGTTCCATAAGGCAGTTCTTGATGTAGTATCTGGATGGACTGTATTCCAGTATCTTGGTGGTAATGCAGCTAATCCTGCTATTATTTCAAAGACTTCGAGCAAGCTTCATGAGAATGCTCTGAGTGCAGGTTTCCAGTTCGTAGAGTACAAAGCTCCTAATGGTGTAACTATTAAGATTGATGTTAATCCTCTCTACGACGATCAGGTACGTAACAAGATCATGCACCCGAATGGCGGTGTTGCAGAGTCGTACCGTTATGACATTATGTGCATTGGTACTACTGAGGAGCCTAATATTCAGCTAGCTAAGGTCCGCGGTAAAGAGGAATATCGGGGTTATATGTGGGGATTAACGGCGTAAGCCTTTACACATTTCTCAGTTCCCACAAGCCTGACCCAGGAACAGAAGAGAGGCTTTAAAACAAGGTTAATTGCTGGAAGTTCCTTAGAGCTTTCACCGCCTTTTAATTATCAAACATTTAAATATGGATAATTTAGAACTATGGAAACCTATTGAGTTTAATCCTTACTTAATGATTAGCTCTAAGGGTAGAATTAAGAGATTGCCTAACGGCAAGGAAAGAGGTCGAATTCAAACTGACTTCTTTAAAGATAGAGATGGTTACTGTAGAATTAATGTAAAGAAAGAGGATGGTTCTTATACTAACCTCCCAATACATAGATTAGTAGCTATAGCATTTATTGAGAATCCTGATAATAAACCTCATGTTAATCACATTGATGGCGATAGGACTAACAATAATGTAGAGAATTTAGAATGGGTTACTGCAAGAGAGAATGTTATTCACTCTTATAAGTATGGTAACAGAAAGGTTTGTAAAGAAGTTCCTAAGAACACTTTACTAACAGATTATCAAATATCTCAGATAGATTTTTTAAGAGAACATTATTCACTTAATCAATTATCTAAACTCTTTAACATCTCTTATCAGTCTCTTAAGAATATAGTTCATAAAAGGAAACAGTGTGAAAGATTGGATAATCAGCAGCCAAGTAATTATAATGATATTTATAATTAAAGGTTCAACGACTATCCCATTTGGGAGTAGGGGCTAAGTAGCTCCGAAATGCCTTGCCTGACATTTGTCAGTGAAGATATAGTCTGAACTACAATGAAAGTTGTAGATGATATACGGTAACGGTATATCAGTAACGTTTAAATGTGAGAAACCCGTTCACAGGTGGTATGAACAACCCGTATATGTCGTATCCTGAGGATTCTGCACAGATCCACAAGATGGCTACTCTGGGTGTATTCATCCTGGATCCTACTCGTACCATGAGTCTGATTCCGAATATTCTTACTGAGTAATAACTCATTTATAGGTAGGTGGGAGTTAAATCCCACTTACCTTCATTTAAATAAAGGGAGAAGTTATGGATAAAAATTTTAGCAATATTGGTGATATTGATATTGACACCTCAGTTGAGGAAGTAAAAGTTGAGGTACCTAAACCTACGAAAAGTTCTAAAGTAGATAAGAAGAGTTCTACAATGTCTGTAGAGGATGAGCCGATAGTAAACTGTCTCAGGAATGAGAAAGTTATTGTAAGGTGTATTCTTAAGCCTACTGGTAATATTGACAAACCCTCTCACGCTCTCTATGGAGGAATGGCTGAAACCGCAGTAAAAATCTATACGCTACCGCTTCTGATGTCGGGTTCATACAAGAATGCTCTTACTAAAGCTGAGAAGAAATTCTTAGAAATGGCCATGGGTCTTGAGGATAATGCTCTTTCTATCTATCGAAAAGAAGATAACTATTGGGAGTCTGATAATGCTATTGTTAGACTTGGTAAGATGGATACTATTCTAGATCTTTCCACTCCTGATGGTTATATTAAATATAAGATTCTGCTAGCTAATTCTGATACTATTGCTCCTAGTCTTGATACTCTTAAGACCAGTCCTAAAGCAACCTATAGGTATGTGCTTATCAGAGAGGGAGAAGAGGTTAAGACTCTCAATAAGGAGATGAATGTAGCTATGCAAGCATCCTTTGAATTAGGCAAATTCCTAGAGAATAAGCCTGTACTGCGGTTTGCAGTAGAGACTCTTGAGGGTAAGCCTGTTTCAGAATCTAGTACTCTTGATTGGCTCCAGGCACAGGCATTTAAGAATATGCAGAGCAATCCTAAATTGTTCATACAGATTCTTCAGGATCCGTATCTTGAAACTAAGGTAATGATTAAGGATGCAATTTATGCAGGTCTTATTAAGAAGCGAGGAGACCTTTATTACAAAGCTGACAATACTCCTTTGTGTGAAGGTATGGATGATCCTACTATTGCAAATGCTGCTAGGTATATCAACGCTGTCAAGAATCAAGAGTATAAGTTAATGCTTGAGGCTAAGATCAAGGCTTCTAAGAAATAATTTACATTATGACTGCAGCGGAACTGATTCAGAAATTTAATCTACATTATGATAATATCTTAAGTGCAGCTGCACCAGGTCTTAATGAGTATGAAATATCATTATTCTTAACTCAAGCGCATAGAGAGGTTGTTTCAGGCTATTATAACGGTACTATGGGTGGTGATACCATCGACAGTACTGAAGCTGTTAAATCGCTCCTTCCACGTTATATTCTTACAGGAACGGCTGTTATTACAACACTTATTCCCAATCAGATTGAGGGGCTTAATTCCTATGTTATAGACTTAGATGCTAACGTACTTCAGCTATTAGCCGAGCGTATTAAGGGTCCTAATGACCCCACTTTAAAGACTCGTAATATAGTAGTTAAACCTATTGATATTGATGAAGCCTATAGGCTTATGAGGAATCCTTTTAGGAGACCTTCAGATCTAAGAGTATGGCGTGTTGATGAGACAACAAATGCTGATACTACAGTACGTCAGGTTACCCTAATATCTAATGAAGATCTTACTTCCACAGAATTCCAATATATTTACACTTATATGAAAGAACCTGAGCCTATTATACTAGTAGACTTAGATTCACCAGAATGGATTAGTATCGGAGACCTCTCTATTATGGGAGAACGTAAGGCAAATGTTGATGGGAATTTAGATAATAAGATCTCCCCCACCCTTTGGGAGTTGATTATAAATCGTGCTGTAGAGTTAGCTACACGTGATTATAAAGAGAATAGTTTGAATACACAAATAGCTCTGAATCGCAGAGTAGAATAATTTAATTAATGTTATAATATGGCAAATTTTACTGAAAATGCTGTTCGGCAGATCATTGTTGCAAACTCTGCAAACGATATCAAAGTTATTGATCTAAAGACTGGCAATAAAGTTGTTAAGGTTGGTACTGGTGATCAAGGTAAACCTGCCGCTGGTGAGGTGCTTGCTAGCGATGTGGAGAAATTTTATATCCAGTACACTAATGCTTATACCGACGTAATGAAGTCGGATATTATCGAAAAGGATAAGGTTCGACAATATGCTAAGAGACCTTTTAAGGTAGGCACACCGCGTACAGTAACTATTAAGATTAATAAGGCTGAACTTGCTCCTAATACGGAGTATAGTCTCCGTGTTATGATTCGTGAAGTTATGTCTGGCTCACAGGAAGATCAGATGGTTGGAGTAGTATCATATACTACAAGTTCTGCAACTGAAGCTGCTACTCTGTCTAAAGAACTTACGGATGGTCTTGCAAGTCAGATTAACAAGATGTATGGTGTATCTGGCAAGAAGTACAATAAGCTTGACTGGCCGGTTCTTACAGCTAAAGGTGAAACTGGAGGCACTGCAAATACGATTGTTATTGAGGAAGTTGCTGATAATCTGAAACCTTGGATTATGGGTAAAGTACAGCTTCGTTCCTATAATTTCGATATCTATCCTAATCCTGTTCTTTCAATCTCATCTACTGGTAATACCAACTTTGAGTCGTTTGATTGGATTGATACTTCGGATGTAGACAATGGTCTCTTTACGAAGACTGTAGGTGGTTCACTTGGCGATGGTAATGGTAAGGTTGCTGCTGACCTTGAGTACTTCTATCACGGTGAAATTGGTGATTTCTATCGTATGAACAATTATCCGTTGAACATTACGACGAAATATAAGGTTAACTATGAGAATAAGTACGATTCATTAGATCTTGCGTTCTTCTATCGTGGTGAAGCTACTTCGCCTCAGGCTTCTGAAAAGCAGCTTCTAATTCTGTGTGCAACTACCCAGGAAGGTACGGAAGAGACCCTGACTTTAGGAACTATTGCTAATGGACTGGATGAAGTTATCTCAGCTATTTTAGCTTAATTTATAGTTTAGGGCAATTACTATAATTAAGTAATATTTATAAGAGTTAGTGAAAGTTGAATAGAGTAATATTGGGCTACTGCTTACGGGCAGTAGTCCTATTACATATATATTTTGCGCGAAATATATTTATATTTAGTTCAAATTAACTTTTAAAACTTTCACTAATTATGGCAGAATTTGCTTCTAAAGGCGTTGGTAATGCCGGATTAACTCTTGGCATTATAGGTACCGCAGGATGGCTCCTTCGTGGTAGCGGTTGCGGTAATGGACTGTTGGGTGGCCTCTTTGGCGGAGGTAATTGCAACGGTCAATCGGAGTTGGTATCTGCATACCAAGCCGCTGCTGCTAATTTAGCAGCTGAAAAATATGCTGACAATGTTGGCATAGAATTATACAGAGAAATTATTTCTCAGTCGAACAGAGCTGACCAGAGACTTGGTGAGTATGCCAACCAGCTGGCTCAGGGTATTATAAACCTTGACAAGAAGGTTGCTGCTATCGAAGCCACACAACCTCTGTTAGCAGAGATTTCAGCTCTTAAGTCTGAGAGATACACGGATTCCCGAACTTGGAATAAAGTTGACGGTGAGATCCGGCTTCCCTACAGAGAGATTTGCTATCCGCCCTATCCGCAGGTAGCTGTTCCTATGAATAATCCCTTTGGTTTCGGATGTGGCTCCTCTACTACTGTAGTTCAGTAATTGAATCTAATTAATTGGGATCATGATGGAACGAACAGTAATAACTAACTTTGGTGAGGGAACTACATTAAATCAAGTAGTTGAATTTAATGTATGTTTACCCACTCCTGCTAGGACTGACGTAGCACCTACGTCTACGTTAATTCCTACTATTCGTTATACTAGTGAGTTCACGTTGGATTCAACTACTTACTATTTAACGAAAGTAGATCTAGCTTTACAGGTAAGCTATACAGACGTAACCAATATGAGTAGAACTTTTACAGTACATTCTAGTAATGCTGCTGTAATCCAGAGTTCAACAGTTCCTACTGTTGAGGATATTACTTCTGAGAAGATTATAGGGATGATAATTCCTCCTTGTGTATGCAAGGTTACTCAGAATGTGATAAACTCTACTCCCACTGCAGCTATGTTAGCATCTAACAGAGGTTACTTCGTATATGCTGTATCTACGAAAGGGACATCCGCTCCTACTCCGTAGTAATTAGTAATCTTTACAACTATGTATGGATATCCAGTAGGGTCTGCTTATCAAGGTTTCCAATCACCGTTGACTAAGGAGAACCAGTTACGAATGTTAGAAGGACAGATAGAGGCGCTTAAGTCTATGGGAAGTGGTACTCCTCAATATTCATTACTTGAGGAGATTAATAATATCTCATCTAATTTAACAGAGGATGAGAAGAAATTAATTGAGAAATCTCCTGAATATTCTGAGGCTAAGAATATCTATGAATCAGGGTTTATGAATTTTTTAGGCAATAAATTCAGTAATGAATACATTACTACCCCTGAAGGAAGGATAGCCGGTGAACGGTTATTAAGTGTGATTAAAGATGTTAAATCCAAGGCACAGCAAGAGATTGCTGTTAAGCAAGAGAAGCTCCAGAAAGTAGCAGATCTATTGGACAAGCATCCTGAGTTACTAGATAAAATTAAGTAAACATGTCTGATTTAGAGATATTAAAAGCCGCATTAAATTCGTCGATTCGTACTATTGCCATGAACTTAGGAGTGCCTTATTTGGCGCCGGTAGCAATATATGGCGCTAATAATATACTTAGCAAGCCTAAGTATAAGTTTATTATGGACGCCTTAACGGATGGGAATGATAACATCGACATTGAGTCATTGTCTAATACTCTGAAGGATACGATGAGATCGATGCCTAATAAGCCGACCTTGCTGGGTATTACTTTTGGGCCAGAAGACATTGACTTGTTTAAGAGAGAGTTCTTAAACATTAAGAGTAAGAATGCCTAGTGTAACTTTTATTCAGAAGATGAAGAATTTCTTCACTCCTAACAGAGAGATTAAAGCTCTTTTAGCAGAGATTCTAGTTCTCCAGGATGACGTAAAAAATTATCTTGGTCATATTGATTCATCTCAGAAAGAAATGATCGAAACTTTAAAGGATGTGAAGGTAAGTATACTGAGTCTCAAAAGAAATCATAGCGGTAGAGATAATAAGCACAAATCACTTAAATCTCGTAGTTATGATGAAGAAACACCTGCACGTTAATCTATCTGCTGAGTCAATACTTGAGATGATATCTGAAGCTGCACACAATGCTATGAAGAAAAGTTTAGAAGGTCACTATCTTAGTGAGGAAGAGTATAAAGAGATTATTCACTCAGACTCTAGGGATCTTCATGAACTTATTCGAGAAAATTTACATGGCACTGTAGAATGCAAGCTTTTAGATGTTCTTAAGCTAATCGAGGCTTACTTTGATGCCAGAGAAATGGATGAAGAGGTGCTGATGGTTATGCTTGACAAAAGCAGGGAGTAATTATATATCTAGTATGGAAATGGATTTCGAGAGAGTTATAACCTTCGTTAACGAACTTTATGGCTCATACTTTAAACTTAAGGAGATTCATTGGAATACTTATAGTAAATCTTTACATCTACTGATAGATGAAATAAACGAAGATTTATTAGAGTATGTTGATGATATTACTGAGAATATTATGGGTCTTAATGACAGTCGTTTTGGTTATGGCATTATCAATCCTAATATTCCTAATACTACTGATCCTAAGGAGATCTTAAAGGTTCTAGCTGCAAAAGCTGAGTATTTAAAGTCTAGCATGACTGCTGGCAGATATGCTGGTATTGTAAATATCTTAGATGATTTTGCTCAAACTATGAATCGTTATATCTACCTTAGTTCCGATAGATAATTACCAAAAATAATAGAAATTATTATTTTTTTACAAAAGTCCTTGGATATATGAAAAATTTTTCGTATATTTGAGGACTTTTAGTTTATAAGCTATTATAGCTAATTAATAATTTAACTTAATTTAATATGAACGTTAATGAGATTTTAGAGGTATTTAAGGTTAAACCTTACCTAGTACGTATGGGTAAAGGATCCTTATCGAGACGACTTCATGCTTCTAAGGAAGATATTGTTGAAGCAAAGAGACTTTATCGTAACTCAGGAATAACTAAGTCTGTTATAAAAGCTCCTAAGATTCTTATTCTTGACATTGAGACTGCTCCTATGAAAGGTTATGTATTTAGTCTATGGAAAGATTCTGTAAATCTAGACAAGCTTCTTGCAGATTGGTATATTATCTGTTGGTCAGCTAAATGGCTCTTTGGTAGAGAAGTTCTAGGAGATTGTCTTACAAGTGAGGAAGCGAAAGCTCAAGATGATCGTAGAATTGTTATGAGCTTAGCTAAACTTTTAAATGAGGCAGATATTGTCATTACGCACAATGGTAAAAAGTTTGACTTATTAAAGATTAATGCTAGGATGCTAATACATCGGCTTCCTCCTGTTAAACCTTATCAGAATATTGATACTTTAGAAGTTGCTAAGAAGCAGTTTGGCTTTACATCAAATAAGTTAGATTACTTAGCTAAGATTCTTGGTGTTGATACTAAGTTAGAGACTAATTTCCAATTATGGTCAGACTGTGTTGATGGTAAGCCTGAGGCTCTAGAGTATATGTTTAAGTATAATAATTGGGATGTTGAATGCCTAGAAGCTGTCTATCTCAGACTTAGACCTTGGATACGGAATCATCCTAACCTTAATCTATATTATGAGTGTGATGAGCCTATTTGTCCTAACTGTGGTTCTAAGCATTTAACACCTGAAGGATTCTACTATACTTCGGTTAATAAATATCAGGTCTTCCGATGTGAGTGTGGTGCAACCTCTCGCATGAGAACTTCAGCTGTTGATCCTGAAGTTAAGGAAGTAATTCTTAATAACAATATGAACTAATATGGCTGTATATACTAAAAAATGTAAAATTTGTAACACGGCTACTCCTGTAGATAAAGTAGCTAATGAACTAGCAATATGTCCTAATTGTGGAGCTTCCTATGTTTTAAAGGAAGATGGGGAAGTTCGGATCACTACTTCAGATCAATATATTGATCCTTTATATAAGGAATATAACATAATTACTACAAAGTAATGAATACCTATCGTGAGTGTGTTTACACTATATTTGATGAGTTAAAATTAGATTCTGATGATTCAAGAATTGAAGTTGAACATATCATCTTTCTACTCAACAAATATAGAGCAATATTAACTAAGCAGAGATACGGTGGTACCAAGAGGGACATCCCTCTTGAGTACTACCAAATCTGGGAACTGGGTCAGCTTGAGTTACCTACTAATAATACTGATGTTCGTAGAACATTTAGCTTTGAGAAACCGGTTCCACCTATTTTAAATCTACATGGTGTACTACTAGAGACTTCTATCTCTTACCATACCTCTCCGTTAGAGGAGCATTGCATTATTGATGGTACACCGATTCCTATTTACACACAGTCTACGGATTATGTAGAGAATAACATTGATGTTAACTTTATAAATCCTGATAGATTTAAATATCTTGGTTATAACAAATGGTTATCGTCTCAGCCGTATGCTACCATTGGTTATGACCATAAGTTGTATATAAGCTCTACTGCTGATTTCCTTAATGGCAAATACTTTAGGATACAGGGAGTTTTTGAGAATCCCACAGATTTCCAGGATACCACTGACGGTAAATTAGATATGTATTTTCCTGTAGAGCAAGCTTTAGTTCAGCCTATTATAGACTTAATTGTCAAAGAGCTTGGCAATGTATTATACTTACCTAAGGATGGGGAGAATAATTCATCTGATGATTTATCTATATCTATGGGTAATTATCAGCCTCCTAAGACAAAGTCTAAAACAACTGTTGATGAATAATGGAGTACAGTGAATTTTTGAAGCAAGTAAAGAAAGTAAGTAGTTCTCGAACTTTCAAGATTACGAATTCTTTCAGTATTAAAGGAGCATATAAGTGGTATCGTCATCATAGACCTAAGAAGTCTAAGTATGTACTACTAGAAGGCCAATTTTACGCGGTTATACGCACTATAAATGATATGCTGGCTGATGCTCTTGTTCGAGGAGAAGAAGTGAAATTTCCGGCTCGTATGGGCCTTTTAGAGATTCGTAAATATCATATTGAACCTTATATTAATAAGGATGGAGAATTTGTTTATAAAGCTCCTATTGATTGGGGTAAGACATTAAGGTTCTGGTATGAAAATCCTGAAGCCTATAAAAATAAGATTACTATTAAGGTTGAGAAGCATGATAATTACAAGATTGAGTACAATAAGTCTAAAGCTTGTTTTAAGAAAAAATCTTATTATATGTTTCAGCCTAATAGGGCTCTTAGAATAAAGGTACATCAGGCAGCTAAAGAAGGGAAGCTTGATGCATTTGAATATAAATATAGACCCGATGGCAGCAGAAAGATACGTTAGTCTAAAGGTTGTTGCAGACCAGCTACATAGAAATCCACTAATGAATGGTATAGCTTTTGAAGCTATCCTAGATTATACTGTAGATTTCTTGCAGATTGTAGGAGTTCCTGCAGATTTTATAGATAAGTATTACTCTATAGAGTATAAAGATTACAGAGCTCCTTTGCCTGAAGATTATGTAGAATGTAATCAATTAATGATTGATAATCGTGTAGCACGATGGGCTACAGATACCTTTCATAATCTTTATGGTGATACAAAAACTACTGGTAACTATTGCATTAATGATAAGTTACCTAGGTCTGTAGATTATACTTTTACTATTAATAATAGTTACATATATTTATCTAAGGAGAAAGGTAAGATTGAGATGTCTTACAAGGCTATTCCTGTAGATGAAGATGGGTATCCAATGATTCCTGATAATCCCGTATTCCAGCGAGCTCTTCGTATGTTTATTGAGAAGGAGCATGCTAGAATCCTTTATTTAAATGATAAATTGGATGGTAATAAATTCAGCAAGATTGTGCAAGACTACTGGTGGGCAGTTGGTCAATGGGAGACTGATTCTCGTAAGCTTAATCTATCCAAAGCTGAGGCACTCTTTAACTCTTATAGAACTCTTATTGTACGAGATACGGAGTTCAAGAACCGCTTTAGAAATGATGGAGCTAAAGAGCGCTTAATACGTCATTAATTATGGAGATTAAAAGAACACAGCTTGTAGTGCGAGGCATGCAGCAAGATCTTAGCATCTCGAAGTTTAACCCTGAGTTCTCCTATGAGAATCGTAATATTAGAATCACTGCTCGTGAGGATAGCTCTCTATTATCCATAACTAATGAGCGTGGCAATAAGATTATAGAATTTACTGATGCTGAAGATATAAAGTTTACTAGCTTTAAAGGAACTTGTATAGGCTATGCATCTTTAAATAGTTACATCATTCTCTTCACACATTCTGAAGAAGATAAGGAAGCTCCTGATAGGATTTATAGGATTGAAAATCTTGATAAGACAACTCTAATGTTTGAAGGTAATCTAAACTTCTCATTAGATCATCTTATTGAAACATTACCAGTCTATGAATCTGAAGGAGTTCAGAAGGTTTATTGGACTGATAGCTATAATCAACCTCGGGTTATAAACTTTATGAATGATCCCGAGCCTGAGAAGTGGGGAGAAACTACTTATTATGATTTCTCTCCTAGTATGGACCCTTACAGCTTCATAGATGTTGAGAAGAATAGTACAGGAGGTCAATTTGCTCCTGGAGTAATTCAATATGCTTTTACCTACATTACTGATTGGCATGGTGTTGAAAGTAATATTGTAGACACGAGTAGTCTCAATTATATATCGTATAATAAGAGAGCTGCTAAGGAAGATGAAACTTGCTATAATAGTTTTAGTATAAGACTCTCAGGACTTGATGCTAGGTATAAGTATGTTAGGATTTATTCTATACATAGAACATCTTTAGATACTACTCCTACTGTTAAGATTTTAGGAGAATATGAAATTCTTAAACCTGAGGGAGATCCTGTAGAATATCAAGATTTACGGAAAGAAATTCTTACAGTTGTTGAGAATCTTCAGAGTAAAGTTTATAAGCCTGCATGGTATGATGAACTTCCTAAATTAGATCCTGAATATGATTCTTTTGCAGATGCTATTAACTCAGCCTTTGATGTTAATATTAGCACTGTAGGTAACGGAATTTTTACTTTACAAGAAGTATTTGAATATATTTGGAAGCAAAAGTCTAACTATGTAGAAGTAGTAGATACTGGTGTTGTAGGAGTTAATGAAGATCCTACATCACTACTCTATAAAAATGCTAGTAGGGCTATCATTAATACAATGGCTGTTAAAGATGCTACACTTTTTGTAGGAGGTTATACTATTCCAAATGAAGTAAATGAGGATGAACGACCTAAGTCTATTAGGATTTATAAAGAATATGGTACTACAGTTGTTCCTATATCATGGTGGGTAGGATCTCATAGTGGCAAAAAAACTCTTGATGCAGGACCAGATATTTTTCTTCAAAATGGAGTTGCTTCTGACGTAAAGCTTAAAGTACTCTGGAATGATAACATTGTTCCTAAAACTCTTACTATTACAAAAGGGTCTACTGTTGGATGGATTGAATGGGATGCAACATCAGCAGGAGTTGAATCTATTGAAATTATTAAGAAGAATGAAGGAGATGCTTATTATAGTGATTTTAACCATATCTATTATTTAAAAGGTGTAGATTCGTATCCTAGTGACCCTTCTATTCTTGATGGAGCTGGTGGAACATATAGATGGGGCTATAGAGACTATATTCCTATAGAAGATTCTACAGATATAGGTGCTTACACCTATACTCCTTATACCCTTAATAAAGGAGCTGCTTATTGTAAGCAATTTAAGAAGGGTCAACCTTATAGATTTGCTTTACAAGGGCAATATGCTAATGGCAGGTGGGGAGATCCTATCCTTATAGAAAACTTAGAGGACGTTAAATCTCTTTATGAGAGTGGAAGTTCTTTAGAGGAGAAAGATGCAGAACAACTATTAAGACTCGATAATGTTTGTACCACATCCTTTCTAATTGATTCTATATTGTCTCAGGAAATAACTCCACAATATACTCTTACTGATATTGTAACTACAAAGCCTTCTACTAAAAGGATGTCTAATCTCATAGAAGATACTACTGTAGGTTATTTTACAAAAGAGACTCCTCCGCTTGCAGACAGTTTTTGGTATTTTCCCATAAACTGCTATCCTGAAGGACAGGATGCTAACGAAATATGGTATGATACTGATTTATATTCAATACCTAACCCGTGGAGATTAATTTACAATAAAGATACTGTTATTAATAGCGGTGGTAACCTGGAAGAAATTTCTCTACGAAATACAGCAGCCTACGTTAATTTTAAGACTAACTATTCAGTTAATGGAGAATTATTCTTTTCTCTGTGGGCAGGTAATCTCCAAAGACCCCAGACTCAGTCAAGATTTTGTGATTCCTCAATAAGCCGTTCACATCTTCTACCCTTCGATGCTGGTAAAGCTGTTGACATTCCTAATAATACTTTTAAAGGAGGTGTTACCACACTTTATTTAAATAAGTTATCCATTACTTTAAGTGCTAAAAAATGTACTGAGTTATATGAAAAGTATGGTTATCGTAGGGTTAGATTACTATATGTTGTCCCTACGAAGACTAATCGTAAATATCCTGCTCAAGGTATTGTAACAAATACTGTATTTTTACCTAAACAAAGAGCCTCTAATTCTTGTTGGGCTTATACAGATTACTTATCAAGACCTAAGGAAGTTTATAGGGTATATAATGAATTCTCCGGATTTTTTAAAACTTGGACTGTTCGTGTTGGAGATATAAGACTTATTCCTGATAATAGTAGTAGTTGGACACAAAAAGCTTTACGTTTCACTGGACATCCCTACTTTTATCCGTTTATTCATAGATTTTATACTGATTACGGTAATGGTAGCCCTGATTCGGAATGGAATAAGGTGTGGAATATGAGACCTAATTATGGTCATATGATGCCAACATTTCATGAGACTGGGTCAACTTCTGAACGTAATATTACTTCTAACGGAGAATTCTTTAATACTGATTCTACTTCAGAATCCTTTACATATGACCCTACGGTTCAGTACATGAAGGAGCCACATCTTACTTTAAATGCTCTTAATAATGATTTAGATGGAGTATACTTAGATGAAAGTATTATGGATTTCTGGAGTCCTGATATTGAGTACCAAGAGGTTGATAAAAATTATTTTGAGAATACCATTGAAGGATTCCAAGTTAGAGGAATGTCTTGCGTAGTAAGTACTACTAATAGTAATTATAAACTCAAGGAGGATGGCACTACTTACGGATTACTAGGTTACTCTGATGCACAAAACTATTATCCTTTCCAAGACCTGGTTAGCTTAGAGAATAAAAATTTTAGTGTAGAGAAGTATACAAATAATACTACAGTCAAGTTCTTAACATCTCCGCAGTTTGGGGATATTTCAGCTGGAGTACATAGACTTTATTTAACGGGATTAGGTACTTGGACTCCTACAGGAGATATTTATCCTCATATGTGGGGAGACTTAGGATGTAAAGAAGATGCTCTTACTTCTAATAAAAGAGACAAGGATTCTCAGTTTTCATATAAAAAGTATTGTCTAAATACTTTAATGTTTAGGGATTTAAATAGCTTATTTTATAGAGTTAATCAGCCTTCATTATTTATTAAGGGAGATACTATAAATTCTATTAGCCTATACAAAACTGCTTATTCTGGAGAATCAGTGACTTATAATCCTGGAATGGATGAGCTTTTATTCAAGGCAAATACCTATAATATTCCTATACAATATAAGGCTAATACTCACTTGACCTTCTCCTTAGCTAAAGGTGAAACATTATTGTATAATAATGATACTGGATCTAAAGAAGACGAGAGAGCAGCTTTTCCCATCATACCTGAGCTTAGTGCTTACGCTAAATATCATGAGGGACAACAGGTTTTAGGTAGATCTAACGGTAACGTTATTTATATTAATCTTTACTGGTGGCCGTCTAAAGATTCTTTTAGACCTGATATTTATAGGAATGAAACTTATAGGGTAACTGAGTCGATTAATAAAGGCTATGGACAAGCTGTTTGGCAAATAGCTCTAGAGTCAAATGTTCCACTTCCTGTTGATATTACAGTAGAAGTATCTTATAGATTAGGATTCTGGAAGAGTGGCAAGACCTCACAGTTAGGTAGAACTTCTATTACTTTACCTCAAGGTCAAAGGAATGCTCATAAGAATTTTAAGGAAGACTTTACAACTTTTAGGAACTGGTCTACTATTGAAGTTCAGTCTAGGGAAATTGTTAAAGTAGGAACAGATAAAAATCCTAACATTCATTGGACTATTCAAGATAGATATGCTGCCACTAATGACAATCCCGCTAGTAAAGATGTAATAATATTAGTAAATAATAATACTTATATTAATCCTGAAGAATTAACTAATTCTGATCCCTTCTGGCTTGGTAAAATAGGTCTCTATGCTAAAGATGTATTTGATCCTATTCAAGAGGAAATCTTAGCTCCAGAATATGATAATGTTGGTATACAATCTATTATATGGCATAGAAATCTTCCTCACTTCTTACTTATAGATTTGGTTAGATCTGATGCTTTTATTTATAGTGATTGGAATGAAAGTGGATTATATCAGCAGGTGTGGATTCCTTGCGGTAAACCTACAGTATTACCTATTCCTGATTCAGAAAAGCCTCAGTCTTGTATAGTAGAAGCTACTGAAGGAGATGTCTTTGTAGGACGATATGACTGCTTAAGAACAGCTTCAGATAGTGATAAGATCGAGAAGGTAAATGACATAGTATCCTTTATCTGTGAGTCCTATGTTAACCCTGATGGTAGGGCTGACGTTAACAGGTATAATACTGATACTAGGGCTATGAACTTTGATAACTGGAATGTATGGAATCCTGTATATAGTCAAGCTAATAACTTCTTTAATTATACTAAGAATGATTATAGAGTCTTGGAGCATAGTGGACAATTTCCTAATCAGTTCTCGTGGACATTACCTAAATATCCTGATAGCTTAGTAGATAATTGGACTAATCTAACCTTTGCATCTACTTATAATCTTGATGGAGAATATGGTAAGCTTACAAAGATTGTAGCTCATAATAATCAGCTATATGCTTTTCAAGATAAGGCTATTTCAAATATCCTTTATAATACGAGAGTACAAATTCCTGTATCGGATGGATTACCAGTAGAGCTAGCTAATAGCAATAAAGTTGATGGAGTAAGGTATATTTCTACAACTTCTGGAGCTCAAAATAAATGGTCTATTATTACTAATCGTAGTGGTATATATTATATTGACCATGCTAAGAAAAACCTTAATTTAATATCTTCTGAAGGTATTAAAGAAGTTACTGGTGTAGCACATTTTACTAAGTGGGCACTCAATAATTTAGGTTATTCTACAGGAGAGCTTAGTCTTACTGATGGTATGACTAACTGGAAGCTGAGTAGAGATAGTATTCATGATGACGTATATATACATGATAAGAATGAATGCTTAGTATTCTCTGAGAGATTAGCAGCATTTACAAGCTTCTTTGATTATAAGAATGTCCCCTTCATGTTTAGACAAGATGGGCAGTTCTTGAGTATATATTCAGAGGATGATACTACTAGTATCTATCAGCAAAACGCTGGTATTTATAATCAATTCTTTGACAAACCTAAGGTTACTTCTTATATAGATTACATAGTAAATCCTGAGATGTCTAGGGACAAAGTATTCAACAATATTGAGTTTAGAGCAGATGCTTTTACACTTGAGAATGATAACTACTCTAAGTATGTTCCTAATAGGACCTTGGATCATATCCATGTAAGGAATGAGTTTCAGGATACTGGGGATGTAACTCTTAAGCAATATAAAAATCTTCAAAAGAAGTTTAGAATGTGGAGAGCTTATATACCAAGAGATGTTAAAGAAGTTGAGAACTATCAGCTTAATAGAATTCGTAATCCGTGGATTCAGATGAAGTTATCTTATACTCCTACAGAGTTAGAGGATAATAAATTAGTAATGCATGATTTAATTGTTAACTATACAGTATAATGGCTAAACCTAATGATGCAGCCACTAAGAATGCTAAGTTACAGAAAGGTGTTGGCATAGCCTCGGGAGCTATCGGGGCTGCCACCTCCCTTCTGGGAAACTTTGGTGGCGGTGATGAAATAGAAGCTACTGGTGATGCACAGGTAGAATCTGCTAAGAATCAGATGTCTAAGAGTGCTTTATCCTCGTGGATCTCAGACTGGGTTCCACAGTCTACAGAGAGTATGGGAGGAGCGGGTCTTTCAGGAGCCTTAGGAGGTGCTTCTGCTGGTGCTGCAGCTGGTCCTTGGGGAGCTTTAGCTGGGGGCGTAGCAGGACTTGTAGGAGGACTCTTTGGAGCAAGTGATAGAAATGGCAAGCGTCGTCAAGCTAATGAAAGAGTTAATGAAGCTCTTACTGCTCAGAATGCTTACCTTAGTCAGAGAGAAGCTCAGGATGCCCTTGCTAATATTGTAGCATTTGGAGGATGGGTAGGAACTCATGGAGGTGATTATCCTACAGGCTTCAGTGAATTTAATTCTGGGGGTTCCCACGAAACTAATGCTAATGGTGGTATTCCTCAGGGTATAGGTCCTAATGGTAATCCTAATCTTGTTGAAGAAGGAGAAACTAAGTGGGATGACTATGTATTCTCTCAGAGATTAAAAGTACCCAAAGGTTTTGGTAAGGCTTATGACTTAGGCCGAGTAGATAAAAAGTCCTATGCTGACGCATCTAAGAAACTCTCTAAGGAGAGCGAGGAAAGACCTTTTGATCCTATAAGTACGAGAGGTAGAGATGCTATGCTAGGAAGGCTTCAGCAAGCTCAAGAAGCTCAGAAATATATAGATAAAGCTGATGAAGCTATGAATGAAATATTTGATATAAATGAACTTGGTGACATTCTCTATGCCGAAGGTGGTGGTATACATATTAAGCCTTCAAAGCGTGGTACGTTTACTGCAGCTGCTAAGAAACATGGTAAAGGGGTTCAAGAATTTGCTCGTCAAGTCTTAGCTAATAAAGAGAATTATTCGTCTGCTATGGTTAAGAAAGCAAACTTTGCTCGCAATGCTTCTAAGTGGCATGCTGCTGGGGGCCGACTGTTAGCTGAAGGAAATTATCTTTATAAGTCAAACTGGATGACTCCTGTAGGTGATAGGTATTCTGCAGGATCAGCTTATGATGTAGGTCCTAGAGTAGGATATAATCCTATAGGAAGAGTAGGGATGAGAGTACCTACTTATGACTATGATTCTCAACCTACTATTAATTCAAGAAATAGGTCTACTGAGTCTATTGCTTCTGGAACTTTATTAAATAATTTTAATAATCGAATAGTAGGCAATACTTCTGTACCAACAGATACATCTTTTATAGATGTAGAAGATAACTCTAAAGGTCTTAAAGAGTCTCAGAAGTCTCAGAAACAAAATTCGTGGCTAGAATCTTTAGGATTATTTGCTCCTGCATTAACTAATACAGGTTTAGCAATATCTGATGCCTTTAGTACTCCAGAAGAAGTATCTTATGACCAGATGGACTTGAGCCCTTATATGACTAGGCGTCGGTTGCCTTATGAGCCTATAGATAGAGAATACATGGCTAATAAGTATAGAGCACAGGCTAATGCTACAGCTAGGAATATTATTAACACTTCTGCAGGTAATCCTGCTTCAGCTAGGGCAGCTTTAGTAGCTCATAATTATAATGCTCTCAATGCATTAGGAGACATGTATATTAAGTCAGATGAAATTAATAGACAACGTAAGAAAGAGTCTATTATGTTTGATGCTGAGCAAGATCGTCAATTAGCAGCTTTAGCAGCACAACAGCAGCAGTTTAATATTATGAATAATATTAATGAACAGCAAATTAATGCTCAGAATAGAGCTGCTGCTCGTAATTCTCGTAGATCTGGAATATCTCAAATTGGTCAATCTATTGGAGAAGCTTCTAGATACTTAGGAGATATTCGGAGAATAAACAACATGTTTGACTACAACCAATTTGGGGAATGGTTAGATAAATATAATGCTTCTAAGAATGCTACAGGAGGGTTCTTATTTGATCCTGAAGTAGCAGAGTTCCTGCGAGGTATTAAGAAAGGAGGTAAGTAATGGCTGCTGTTAATGCTTATGATAAGATAACATATGGGGAGTTTAAGTTACCATCTTTGCAAGAGCTAATGGTTGCTCCTATGTATATGCAGCAGTTGCATAATAAAGCGGAGGAGGAGTTTCTTCAAAATCAGGCTTTAGCTGCTGATGCTGCTACAAGATTCCAGCCTGGGATTGATGATGCTGCTATACAAGCTAATCAACAATTCCAATCTTCGGTTCAAGCTGATATAAATGATCTCTCTAAGAATGGCCTTACTCCTGGTATTAGACGTAGATTAATTCAGCGTAAGACTGACTTTACTAATAATATTCTACCTTTAAATAAGGCAGCTGTTGATAGAGAACAGTGGGCAAAAGCTGCTAAGGAAGCGCAACTAAGAAATCCTTCCCTCATAATAAAAGATCCTATGCAAGTAGGACTTGATAGATGGATTGCAGATCCTACTTCTCATGAGCTTAATCCCATTAGTGGTCAAGAGATTTATGAGAGAACTCGCCAAGAAATGATTCCTATTAGTAAGTATATTTCTCAAAATCTTCCTGAGTTATCTAAGACAGGAATACCTTATAAGTATTGGGCAATGACTCAAGCAGGAGCAACTCCTGAGGATATTGCTTTAGCTCTAAATAAGGACTTAGGTGTAGATCTTGCTAAAACAGCTCCTCTGGCTTATCTTATAAGAGATGCTGCTAATAGAGTAATTTCCTCTACTGGAGTATACGATTATTATGGAGCAGACTCTGCAGAAGCACAGCGAGCTTGGGAATATGCAGCTAGTGCTTTTAATACAGCATTAGGAGCTTCGAAAGTAGAGGGAATCTCAGATGACTTTAGTATGAGATTAGCTTTACAACAAGCTCAGGAGCAAGCCTTAGCTCGTAGGGCAAATCTTAAAGGTAGCAAAAATACTAAGCTTTCAGGACTATATTTTGCAGATAAGTATGGAGCTTCTGAGGATGTTCCACAAATAAAGGAGTTATCTAATATAAAGGCTGCTATTGAGAATGACTTTTCTAAAAATACTTTAGATTTCTTAGCTTCCTTAACTGGCAATCCTTCAGATCAATTAGCTCTTAGAGCATACTCTACAAATAAGAATTTACAGAAACTAAAGAAGTATGGTATTGATGTTAATGAGAACACTTCAGTAGATAAAGTATTAGATTTAATTGATGCCGAAATTGATAAATTAGGTAAGAAGTATGGATATACTACTTATGATGACCCGGATCTAAAGAAGGGATTTATTAATAGGGTTATTCCTTCTATAACTTCTGGATCATTGAATGTATATAGTTCTTTAGATAATGCTCTAAGTGGTACTAAGGCTCTCCAGAAGAATAAGTGGTTTGGTAAAGATTCTCAGGATGTAATCAACACTCTAAGTAAAGATGATTCTAACTCATTCTCAATAGAACAGTTAGATAACTATGGTATGATACGTATAAGAGATGGTAAAGATACTTATTATATCAGACCTGAGGATATTGACCAGAGTGAAGCAGGATATTATGATGCTTTACGTAAGATTAGAGGTATGAGCGATTCAGAATATAATGATCTTTATAACAATGCTTATAACTCTATTATAGAGGCACAATCAAGAGGTGATGCTGAATCTTATTTTAAGAATATAAACTACTTAGAATTTCTATCTAGCCTGAGAGATTCTACTATTCCTAGTAGAACTAAGACCGCTATGTTAACTACAGGAGTTAATAAAGAAATTCAATTTAAAGCTGAATAATTAATGGATGAGAATTTAAAGAAACTTAATGACACACTATTCCAGATAAGTCAGCAAAAAGCTCAGTACGATAATATCGAGGGACTTCCGGGGGTTAATAAATTAGCCCCCCAGTCCTACGGTATGAATGAATTTCTTACTGAGCAAGCTTCTCACGATACTGGGTTTGCCAGATCTATATTTGGAGATGAATCAAATATTGGTCTTGAATATCTTCAAGCTGCAAATGGGGCACCCTCAAAATACGATGAGGAGATTACTGAACTTAACCAATTAAGAGATTTAAATACTCTTAGAGCTGAAGAGCAATCTGGATTTCTAAAAGCTACTAATGCTATTGTAGGAGGTGCAGTTAGTGGCCTTGCAACAGCTTTAGAAGATATAGGATACATCTTAGATATTGAAGGTCACTATAAGACACTTAATAAGTTAGATAACGATCGAGATAACTGGTTATCTAATGCTATGAGACAATTTAAGGGAGGACTAGAGGAGGCATTACCGATATATGAAACTGAAAGTGACAGTGCCTTAGGTCAATTCTTTAAATTCAGTACCATGAAAGGTATGATAGATTCTGTAATAGGATTCGCCATACCTGGGGGTCTTGTTGCAAAAGGTATTGGAGCAGTTGCTAAACTCAGTAGATTAGGAGCTTTAGCAGGTAGAGCATCAGCAGCTATGAATGCTTCAACAGGAACTAAGGTATTAGCTAATACTTTAGGAGAAATTGCTAAGGATGTTGCTGCTGGTACTATTACTAACTATGCAGAGGGCCAGATGATGGCTATAGAGCTTGGAGAGAATGCTAAGCAGCAGTATATAGAATCTAAAGCTCAGGAATACTATGAGCAGTTCAAAGATTCTCCTATTCCTTTAAGTATTGAGAATGCTCGTAAGTTAGCAGAAGATGAGTTTAATAATGACACTGAGGTACAAGCTAGAATAGGCAAAGAACAGGCTGAATTCGTCCGTAATAATAGAATATTCATGCTAACAGATGCCATAGGTCTTCATGGTCTCGTTAAAAGTAAAGGAGCTTTTAGGCAAGCACTTCTTACTAATCCTAAGGAGAAACTCAAGGCTATTAAGAACCTAGGTAAGCTTTCTGCAGATAATATACTTATTCAGGGAGCTAAGGAAGGTGCTGAAGAAATTGGACAGAATATTCTTCAGATGGAGGGAGAATATCAGGTTCGTAAAGCTGCTGGTACTTTAACTGAGGAAGATGAGAAGCTGGGGGATACTTTCTGGGATAGAGCTCTTGCCTTTGGTACTTCAAAGCAGGCTATTGTAGAAGGTCTTATGGGAGCAGTCACAGGCCCTGGACAAAGAGCTGTATCTAGAGTTGTTGCTAATGTAGCTTCTGGAGATATTCTAGGTCGTAAACGTCGTGATGAGGAATATCAATCATATGTTAAGCAACAAGAATTTATTAAGGAAATTAATAATAAGCTTAATAATATTGTTCAAGCTGAGGCATTAAAAGCTGAAGCTATTTCTAGGGGAGATGATGTAACAGCGAATGCTATGTGGAATAAGGAGGCTGCAGATCTCATTACTGAATCTATTCAGAATGGTACTATTACAGCATTAGAGAGATCTACAGAAGATATTATTAATGATACTAGCAGAACTCCTGAGGAAAGAGAGCAAGCTCAGAAGTTGAAAGAATACATTAATGAATCTGAGAATGAGTATATCTTAGCTTCACATAATCCTAATAGTCAAGAGATCTTTGACAATCGTATACGACATAATACTCTTCAAACCTGGAGTAAAGATTTATACAGGGATATTCAGAATAAACTTACAGATTTAAATGAATCCTTAAGTGCAAAATCTCCTGTTTATAATGTGAGCTTAGATAAAGATCTTAACTTCGAAGCTAACGCAAAAACCTTAGCACAATCTGAAGCTCCTGAAGCTTATAAAACTCTTACTGACCGTATTAAACAGTATAGAGATGTTAAGAAAGCTTTAGATGATGTTGATAAGGAATATAAGGAGATTACTAAGAAAGAGTATCAAGAGAAGTGGCTTGAGACCGAAGTTGAGAGACTACAAAGAATAGCTACTGAAGCTGAAAAGCAAGCAGTTGAATCTAAGGTGAATAAGCCTTTAGTACAGTATGATGATAATAATCAACCTATACTTACTAATAGAGCTCAAGTAGTTAAGGATGGGGATAATTATTTCCTTCGGGGCTATGATGATGAGCTAGGTACTTACAGCATGCCTTTATTAGAAGAGAATGGTGTTGAGCGTCCTGTAAATTCTGCAGACTTAGAATCTTATAGAGAGGAAAATGTTGAACCTGTTGAAACTACGGAAGCGGCTGAACCTACTCCTGCTACTCCTGAAGTCAAATTTTTTACTCCTGCTGAACGTAAAGAGCTTCGTAAGGAAGTAGATGATCTGAAGAGTCTTGATGATCTAGCTATTTGGAGAGAGCGATATAAGAATGACTCAACTCTTAGTGAAGAAGCTATCGAAGAAATTGATGATTTATATCATCGAGCTCAAGATAGGATTATTAAAGCATCTGGAGAAGAAATTAAGGATGCTAATCCTGAGAATAACGATGCTCAGGAGATAGAATTTGTTCGTTCTGATAGCTTTGATACTCCTGAAGCTAATGATGCTTTGTGGGATCCTCCCAAGAGATCTGCAGAGAATTACTGGCGAGGTTCCAAAGGCTCTGATATAGCTAGCCGTGAGAATGGTAATGTGGATCAAATACGATGGTTTGACTTCCTTGATAAACATGATGCTTCTCAATATAGAGGTATTATAGTACCTTTCAAATATGAAGGTAAGACTGCTGGGAGATTAATTCTCACGGATCACGAAGGAAATTATATAGATGTTGATGGTAACTCGATTGGGAAGGAGTTTGATCCTAATAGAGCTATCTATACTACTGTAGCAGATCCCACAACTAATGCTGATGGTAAGTACTATGGTACTCAGAAGGACTTTGATTACTATAGAGCTATTTACATTAGAGATGTTTGGGAACATCTGCAAGATGGTGTAAGTGTACCTGTTGTCATTCAAGGAACAAGTGCGGGTATTATTGATGATAAGTATAAAGATGATGTTATCAAGAAGCCTGCTCAGCTTAAGCCTTTAGCTGAGAGTTTACCTGCTAATATGGATATAAATACTTTAACGGTTTATATTTCAAATACTGGTAGAATTATTACAGAGAATGGCCAAACCTTTACTGTTCCTGCAGGAACAATGGCTATCCATGATGCTACGAATAATAATTTCTATAGAGCCAACTCAGTACCTATTCAGGCAGAAACTAGGCAGTTCTTAGTAGATTTATTTAGGCATTATATTGCTAAATCTATTAAAGGAAAGACTTTTGTAAGTAATAGTAAGTATACTTTTAGGAGTGGTAAAGAATTTATACATTACGACTTTTTTGGAGTTCTACGAGATTTACTTAGGTATAATAGTCATGGTGATCCTGCCCGTACTTTATATAATATTAAGGATGAGAATGGTCAGAATACTGTAAGGTGGAATATTGGGGATAAGAAGTTTGGAGATAAACGATATATTGAAGCTGCTGTAAGAGATGAAAATGGTAACTATGTTATTAACGAAGCGTTTCTTACAGAAGTTAATAATTTCTTAAGTAAGGCTTTCTATAACCCTCGTTATTCAAAGATTAATCCTGCAAGTAAAGATCCTTATTACTTCCCTACTAAGATTAATAAAGATGGTACATTAGGAGCTAAGAAATACCAAAATTACCATGCTTTTGTTAGAGAAAATCTAGTAGACTTTGTAGTAGATCCTAATAGTCCTTATGCACATGCTGAGCGATATGTAACATATGATCCTTTGAATGTAGAAACTGTTACTTCTGATGAAGTCTCAGAAGCTAAAGAAGAGGTTTCTAAGGAGAAGTCTTTAGCAAGTGTTGTTGATACTATTAGATCTGGTACTCCTGTAAAGATGACACTTGAGGTTACCAATCCTGCGAATGGTAATATTAATAGGTTTGACTTTGAAGCTCAATATGATGGTAGAAGTATTGTTAGCTCTGATCAGGAGAATGCTTTCCCTATAGTTGTCGCAGATCAGCTTAACCAATACGCTGGCAGAGAAGGAGCTACTTTAGCAGATGTTGCGAATGCTGCTCAAGCATACCTTGCTAACAGAATGGGGGTTAAGGATCCTACTCAATTTAATGCTAAACTTACTTTTGTAGAGGATAAGAAATCTCCTGTTTCAGAACCTACTACACTGTCAAGTAATCCTGCTATAGCAGCACTTCAGCGGCAGCTTGAAAGCACTACAGATCCTAAGACTAGAGCTCAACTTCAAAGAGCCTTAGATATGGCTAACAATCTAAACGCTACACCACAGAAGTCCAATGATAATGTTCGTATTTCCACAGTTACAAAATTCCGCAGGACATATGAACAAATGAGTAATTCCGCGAATGAGGAATTAGATAAAGCTGGAGAATGGTTTAAGAAGAAGTTTCCTGATATTGACTTCAAGATTGTTAAGTCTGCTATTGCTAAGAATGTAGTTGGTAAATTTGAGGATAGTGTAGTTACTGTATATCAAGGTACTGGCGCAGAGTCTGTATATCATGAGGCATTTCACGTTATTTTAGACTGCTTACTTACAGCCGATGAGAAAGCTAACCTAGTAAGGGAAGCTCTTAATAATGATGAGTATAAAAGTTATTTTGATTCATTAAAACCTTTATATCCTGAATTAGGTAGTGAAGAATTAGCCGAAGAGGTTCTAGCAGAAGCTTTTGCAGACTTTATGGTAACTGAGGATGAAGATAATAACTTTATTAAGAAGATCTTTAAGTATATCAAGTATCAATTAACAAGGTTATATAATAGCATTCGGCATCTTGGTAAACCCAATAGGGAATGGACTCAAAGTATACAATCTATTGTAGAGAGAGTTCGTAATAAAGATTTTCTTACAAATGATTATCTTACATTAAAAGCAACATCTCCTCACTATAAGGTTATCCCAGGTTTAGATGCTATTACTACAGCAGACGCTGTAAATAGTTTACACTATTGGTTCCTACAGTACTTTAAGGAGAATGGTAATCTAATTGATATACTGCAGTCAGAAAATGCTAAGATTGTGTCTGAGGCTTATGAGTTTGCTCATAATGAGTTTGTAGGTCGATACAATGAAATTCTATCTTCTATAGCTTTCGCAGATCCTAATTTGATGGAGCAATATCTCTCTGATCTTGAGAAGTTACAAAAAGTTCTAGAAACTTGGAATGATCCTAAGGGAATCAAAGCTTTACATCAGCAAGAGCGGCTAGCACAATATAAATTAGAGTTAAATACTTCTGAAGACTATCAAGAATCTGCCTCTGAGATCTCAGGTGGTGAGAATAATCAAGGTCGAGACTCTGCAGCTTTATTTGCGGAATCTATTACTGTAAGTAGTAAGATGAACTCTAATAAAATCATAAAGCTACTTCTTAGTACTTTACCTAAGAAATATTATGATTTTAAGACTCGGGAAGCTATACCTTATAAGAATAGCTTAGGAATGCCTGAGGTTGAACCTTTTGGTAAGGTCTTTAATATCTTAGCAAATAAGTTAGCTAATCTTCCTACTAGCATTTCCATGCAAGAGTTGCAGAAGAGGTTGTCTCAAGTTGCTGAAGAGTATCCTGCTATTTATCCTCTCATTAGAGATGAGGTTGTTTCACTTAGGACTCCCGAGGGAGAGATAATTACTCAAGTAGTCCCTTCTTGGCTCAAGTTAGATAAAGTTGATTCCTGGTCTGCTTCAGATATGCTTCAGGTTGTACAGTTCATGCAGGCATTTAATAATAACAAGAATAATTATCTTATAGGTATTACTAAAGCTAATGGACAGTACACTATCTTTAATGCTTCTACTGTAGGTCATAGAGCTCGCATTGCAGGAGCATGGAGAGCTCAGTTATCTAAGTGGTTGTTAGAAGGTAACCCTGATATTATCAAATTTTATAACCGTAATAAATATGAAGTTTGGCAATATAATGCAGATGCTATTAAGAAAGCTTTCCCTCGTATCCCTACTGCTGATAATGCTGAAGAGTTCTTACGTATCTTAGGAATAACCTATGATATCAATAATCCTGAGACTCTTCAAAAAGCTTTGCATACTAAGAGATTTTTGGATAAGATAGGACAGGTTTACTATCAGATACTTAAGGGATCTTTAAAGACTCCTATTGTAAATGAGAACCGTGATGGAGAGAATGAGAACTTAGATGCTTTCTTAGATATACAATCAGATCTTGGTATAGAAACTCTAGAAAATTCTCACATTTCGCTTGGAGATGAAAGAATTTATGATCTTCAAAAGCCTGGTTATATTAATCAGACAATCAATAAGATTAATCGAGTTATAGATAACCCTGAGAAGCTATATTCAGAGATGCCTCATCTAGATCCTTCTCATAATATTTACGTAACGCACTCTTTGTTACTTAATAGAGCTCTTGTAGATCGGAGAACTCCTAAATTATCAATCTTGATACATGAGGGTAATAGAGAGAATTCTAATGGTACAGGAACGGATTATAAGGATATGAAGCTTATAGATAAGCTTTCTACAGTCCTTAATATGACTATGGAAGGTAGGGATAATATTATGAGACCTGCTGATAATGGTCAAGAGCGATTCCTAGATCATGGAGACACTTGGATTAATGTAAATACTACTCGTGGAGAAGTTATAGATATTTTCAGAGGCTACTTATGGGATGAAATTGCTAGATCTCATATCAAGGATAGAGCATTTACAAATTTTAACAAGAACTATACTAAGGGTACAGTAATTGAAAGTTTGTTAACTCCTAATGAGATTAAAGAATTCTTAGTAGATACTGCCGAATCTCCTAATGATTTTGCAGACAGAGTTCTTAATACTATAGGTAGAGATGTGTTATCTACTCGTATAGAGAGGATGATTAATACTTGGACTAGCAATGCTTATGATAAGCTAATAGACCTAGGAGGTCTTAAAGAACTAGCTAATGATCAAGTATTGAACATGTCCCTAAAGCTAAGTACTAATCCTACTACTAATCAGTACTCTAAATCTAACGTCATAAGCTGGATACGCCATGCAGTAGTAAATTATGCTATCGGTAATATTGAGCAAAGTAAGATATTATATGGAGATAATATATTCTATAAATCTTTAGGTGATGAATTCAAACGCCACAATGGTGCTATGGGTTCTAAGAAAACCTGCTTAACATCTGATGGTATTAATACTACTATAGCACGTGACTTTAAGCGTATGGATGGTGCTGAGAATCTTACTGATGAAAGTGGTAAGCCTATACTTAGAACTGCTGTATTCTCAGATGTTCCTAGCTATTCTAAGCAGTTATATCAGATTGCTGAGATTGTAGATGCTGAGAATAATAAATATAAGGCACTTCGCAATGATGTTCTTAAAGCTTATGAGCACTCTGATAAGAGTAAGTCCTTTGAGGATATGATGACAGAAGCTCTTATTAAGAATGCGGATAAGTTGGGTCTTAATAGTGCTCCTTATGCAGATATGACTGAAGGTGACGGTTTTGGAATGATTTCTTTAGATGCTTACCGAGAATTCAAAGTTAGAGTAGGGGATTGGAATCTTGATTCTGAAAAGCTTTATCAATGGGAAGTACAAGAAAGAGCAGGAGTTCCTGTTGAGGAGAGAGTATTTGTAGACTTTGATGGTCATAAATCTCCTTTAACTCGTGGCAGCTGGGGTTCTCAAGTATTTAATTCCTTAAAACCTCAGCACTTTGGTCCTTTAGCTAATGTTGAAGGATTTAAACCATCTTTCTATAAGCTCTCATTGATGCCTCTAATACCTTCTGTCCTGAAGGCTTTAGGGGATACTAACCTCTCTAAGCTTCACGAACTAATGATTAAGAATCAGGTTAGTGTAGCCGTACACTATTCAGCTAATAAAGGTGTAACTACTAAGACTAATTCGGTTACTAATGAGGAAGGTGTATTAGTTACAAATACAGAGCATCCTTTTAATGACTTCTACGATAAAGAAGGTAACTTCTTGGTAGATACTGAAGGTAATTATACTGGGCCTTTAGATCTTCTTACTCAAGATACTTATTGGGAATATTGGGGTATTCAAGTAGACACTGGTGAACATAAACACCATGATGTAGTTACTGGTACTCAGATGATGGTACAGATTCTTAATGGTCTCTTTGATGCGGGTGAGATCAGTGAACACTTTGGAGAGAATGCTCCTAAAGTTAAAGCTTTAGCTGAGGAGTATATTAGTCTGAATAATCAACGTATTGCTATAGGTAGAGATCAACTTGTTAAAGAGTTAGGTCTTGTAGCAACTAAGAAGGGATGGAAGATTTCTGAAGAGGGTATTGTAAGTCTTGTTAATTCTCTACGCCGAGAAGCTATTGAAAGGGGATTAGCGGATAATTACATTACTGCTATAGAACTCTTAGATAAT